CAGTGGAGTCCATGTTCATCGGTGCGGTGAGTAACGAAGTCGGAACCTACAAGCTCCAGGCACGCACGGGCAATACGATGCACGGCACGTCAGTCTCCAACCGCTTCCTCTCCCTCCTGGCAACCAAGCGATGATCTACTTCTTCGACCCCTGTGGGCGCATCACGCGGCGCGTGCAGTGCCCTTTCAACGAGGCGTCCTTCATGGCCCTGGAGGACGAGCAATGGCTCGAGTCAGATGTCTTCGTGTCCGACGCCGACTACTTCATCTTCAACTGCGCCCTAACGCCCTTCCCACCATCACCCGGCGAGGACTGGGTGTGGGACTGGATGGAGCTGGACTGGCTCCTCCCCGCCTCTGCCCTGACTGACGCCAAGGCCCGCAAGTGCGCCGACATCGACGCTGAGCGGGATCGCCAGAGGTACTCTGGCGTCACGTACAAAGGCGTGCGCTTCGATTCTGACGTGGTATCGGGGGGCAACATCTCCGGCTGGACCTCTGCGGTTGCAGCCGGAATCCCCGTCCCCGATGGCTTCACATGGCGCTCGGCGGACAACCGCGACATCCCCTTCACCACCGAGGACATTCTCGGACTCGCCGCCGCGATGGTGGCTAAGACAACTGCCTGCTACCAGCGGGCATGGCAGCTAAAGACCCTGGTCGATGCCTTCATCGACCCGGCTGACTACCAACAAGTAAAGGACCTCAACATCACCCAACAATGGCCAGAATGACACAACCCAAAGCAGTTTCAGAAGTAGACAGCTACACGATTTCCTTCCTGTCTTTTTAACAGGTCATTCAAGCCCCCGGAGGGGGCCTTCACAACTTCAGCAAGATTGACTGCATCTTGCCTAATTTGCCTAGATTAGGTAAGTTCATGTGATTCTATTAGGGATCTTATGGCAGAGAAACTCAAACTTGAAATTGAACAGCGTGCTACGTTTCGGCACAGGCTCCTCTGGAAGGGGAGAAATAACAAGCCCATCGATCTTTCTGGATGGACAGCCATTATGCAGGTCCGTCCTTCTTTCTCGGATGATTTGGTAGTCATCGAGTTGAGTTCGTCCAATGGACGAATCACCATTAATGACCCTATTGGGGTCATCGATCTCTACATTTCAGATGAAGACACCTCGGTGTTAACTCCGGGTATGTATGAGTACGATTTGCTCTTGTCAGCCTGTGACGGTTCTAAGCTGAGACTCATAGAAGGTAAATGCCATATCTCAGGAGGTGTATCCCGTGGCTAATTCATCGACTTTTCAAAATACTACCGTCCTTATTTCTTCTGGCACTCAAGGACCTACCGGCCCGCAGGGGCTCAGTTCAAGTTGGGCTATTGCCAGTGATGGCACCCCACTTGACTTGAACAGCCTTGCACAGACGCTCAGCTACAACGCGGACAACACGTTGAATTACGTTCAAGTTGTTAGCGGCGGAAACACGTATCAGCAAACAATGACATGGACTTCCGGGAAGTTGACCGGAGTTAGTAACTGGGTGAAACAATGACACTTGCAGAACACTTGAAAGACCACTCCGCCCTTGGCGTGGCACCTCTGTCTCGCACAGAGATTGCAAAGGCAATGGACGGGATTGACCCGTTCACAAACCCGTACGTCAATCGCTACCCGTATGGTTTGCATAGCGTCAATGCCCGTTCTTGCGTGCCTGCCGTAACTACAGGGGCGACGGGGTATCATACGACTTGTCGGACCAAGCACAAGACCGTCTTTGCAACAACCTCTCTCGCATCGCTGTTTGACAACATGCTGTGCAACAACGGGGGTTCTGAAGTTGTCGCTACGGGCAGCATCACTATTTCTGTGGCGATTGAATACCCCTTGGGGGTCGTGATGCCTGTGACGTTCAATGGGCAAACGACCGTGACAATCCCGGCCCACAGTGTCGTCCAGCACGACGAGTTCCAACTCGACCTGCCTGCTAATACTGAGTTCTGGTACAGAGCCACGATTCGTGGTTCTGGTACATGGCCGTCGAGCTATCTGGCGCAGTACGTTGCAGGCAGCGGTTACGGACCTCAAGGGGATTCGTATTTAGGCTATATTTCGGGGGCGACAAAAGCGTCCCCCATTGTCATCTCCGTGCCGTATGGCGACCACCAGTTCCAGACGGGCGACACCGCAGTCATTGTGGGTGTACTTGGCAACACCGCAGCAAACGGTACGTGGACCGTTACGCGAGTGTCCGCCACGCAGTTTTCGCTTAATGGTTCGACCGGAAACGCAGCGTATACGTCCGGTGGGGCGTATCAGGGTTCCGATCTGGCACTCTATGGCTCAGCCCCTATGGCCGGTGCTGGCGGCACACAGCTCTACGGGCCAAGACTTTTGCTGGGCCGACCTGCAATCGACACGTCGTCGCACGTATTTGCTACAATCTGCGGGGACTCCATCGCCCAAGGGTCGGGAGACACGGGTAACGGCTCAGGTGGTTGGATACTTCGCGGCCTGGGAAGCTCTGGTCAGTTCAATTACACAAGTATTCCCGTCACCCAGGTTGCGGTGAGGGGGACCACTTCCACTTACTTTGCCGCCTCGACGGGTAACCTGTACTCAAATAGTCTGAGGCGTCGCAGGCAGTCTTTCGGGGCACCATATTTCTTTCTTGAGTACGGCACAAACGATCTGTACGGCAGCGCCCGCACTGTTGCGCAGCTACAAGCGGACAATCTGTCGATCGCAGGAGCTGCTTCTCGAAAGGGAAGCAAGGTCATTTTGACCACGCTGATGCCTCGCACGGCCAGCTCTGACAGCTGGGCCACGGCTGGGAATCAGAGCGTGCTCGCACAGGAGCCGCTGCGCCTTGCTTACAACCAGTGGGTACGTGCAGGGGCACCGATAGATTCCTCGACGGGTGTGGCGGTGGCGGTTGGAACATCTAACGCACTCTTGGCTGGTGCAGCAGGTCATCCGATCTGGAAGGTCATCGACCCTTGCCAGTACGTCGAAGTGAACGCATCGAACGTACTCACTCAAGACGGTGGGCGCTGGCTGTGTAACAGCACAGCAAACTACCCGACGACTGACGGCATCCACCCCAATGCCCCAATGTGCGCACTTGCCGCTGCGGCTGTGCCACTTTCATCTTTGGTGTAATCAGGCAACACCTGCCCGCGCAATTCACCGGGCAGGTGTGCGGAGTGCTCAATGCTGAATTACCACGACAGAATTGCTGACATGAAAGACGCCCTCATTAATCCGGTAGCCCACGCGCTTTTTGAAAGCGACTTGATCATCACCCGGCTCATTCTGGCTATTGCCGAATTGACCTGGTGCATCATTCTCTTGTGGCCAGGGCAGACTTTTGATCCGTCTGCCTATAACATCATGGGAGTCCTGATGCCCGAGATATGCTGGGCATTTGTATTCGGGACTTCCTCCGTTCTCCAATTCCTTATTGCGATCAAGCAATCCTGGTACGAGCCTTGGGCGAGGGTATTTTCAACCTGGAATGCGTCCCTCTGGCTGCTTACCGTTGGATCCATTGCCTTCTCCACGTATCCGCCTCCTGCGGCTGTCGGTGGGGAAGTTGCACTGGCTCTGGCTGCCGTCTGGATCTGGGCGCGTCCCCTACTGATCGAACGTGGAAAGAAACATGGAGCCCTGCAATCTCACCCTGCGTGACCTGATGAACGAAATCCAGGCCCTCCGTAAGGAGCTGGCTTCGCATCAAGAGTCCTTTCATGCGGCCCTGCCGCTAAACACCATCGGCAAGCCTGACATCGACGGCCACCGGACCTATCACGAAAGCCAGAACACCTCGGCCAAGAACCTGGAGGTCTATAAGACCAAGGTGGTCGAGAAGATCCTCCTGGCTGGCGTGACCTGCCTCCTGGCCATCTTCGGGTTTGGTCTTGGTCCCTACGTCCATTCCTTCATGTACCAGGTCAAGAGCTTCGTGGGGGCTGCACGATGAAGGCCCTTCGCGTAGCAGTCGCTGCCCTCACCCTTTCGGCCAGTGCCTTCATCGGGCTGGTTTCCAGTGAGGGATACACCAATGAGGCCGTAATCCCTACCAAGGGTGATCGGCCCACGGTGGGCTTTGGTTCCACATTCCATGAGAACGGAGCTGCCGTGAAGATGGGAGAGAAGACCACTCCGGTGCGTGCTCTCATCAAGGCACAGGCCCACATCTCGAAGGAGGAGGCTGTCTTTCGGGACTCGCTGCCCGGGGTGGCCCTCCACCAAGTCGAGTACGACACATTCATGGACTGGACCTACCAGTACGGTACGGGGGCCTGGATCAAGTCTTCCATGCGGAAGAGCCTCCTGGCTGGCAACTACCCGGAAGCCTGTAAGGCCCTCCTCCAGTACCGCTTCAGTGCTGGCTACGACTGCTCCACTCCCGGCAACAAGATCTGCGCCGGGGTGTGGGCTCGTCAGCAGGCCCGATACAAGGCGTGCATGGGGGCTCAGGAATGAGTGGCATCAAGGGTTTCCTCGTCACCTTCCTGGCTGTTGCGTTTGGTTTCCTATTCGTGGCCCAGACGGCCAACTACGTGGTCACCAAGCGGGCGCTCACGAAGCTACAGATGGAGTTCTACCAGGCCAAGCAGATGGCTGCCCTGGACCTGGCCGAAGCCACGGCCAAAGCACGATCCACCGAAGCTGCCCTGACCGAGGCCTCTGACACTTCCAGAAAGGAGCTCAATGTTCAGGTCACTGCTCTTACTCATCAGCGTGATGATCTCGCTCGTCGGGTGCGCCTCGCTTCCCCAGGCCGCTCCGGTGAGCTTCGTCTGTCCGCCATCCCCCAGGCTCCCTCCCTTGGAAGGTCTGCCGACCGAAGTAACGAGTCACTCGTTCTTGGATCGCTTGGAGAAGCGGATGTGGATGAAGCTGCGAGAGCCGACCTCATCCGCACCCACTACCTCGCCTGCGAGGCTCAGTACGAACGAGCCAGGGCCTCCCTCAACCAGTGAAAGGAGGTGATCCCATCTACAAGCCCACTTCGGTGGGCTTTGTCTTTGGGGTGTGGTGTTCTTTAAGCAGCCTGCCCTCCGTTGTTCTTGATGATGGACTTGATGCACTTACGGAAGAGGTCTTCGAGGGACATTTCCCGGTCACCGGGAAGATCAAACACCATGCCTCCTTCGATTCGCATGGCTGCCGTATCGTCCAAAATTTTGATGTCGATGTCGTCTTCTTCCTTGCCGTCCACAGAAAGGAAGGCGTCGTCGAAGTACCCATCTTCACCACACAGGGTTTCGTCGGTCATGAAGCGCTTGTACTCAGCGCCCGTCATTTTTATTGCCATGATGGTTCCTTACTGGAGGCCCTGGTGGGGCCTCCGTTGATCAGTGGGCGTAGCTGTATGCCTCAGCATCCCGTTCAAGAAAGAATTCCTCCATGAGGCTGTTGACATCACTTTCAGTCATTAGCTTCTGAAGCCAACTGGCAGGAAACCCATTTTTATCCAGCAGTTGGAATCTCATTTTAGGAAATGCGTAAGGTGCATTCATTTTTGCTCCAGGTGCTTGAGGCACAAATGGTATGCCATTTGTGCATAGCATGAGGCATTGACACCCTACTCCCTGTACTTTGGTGTTAAACACCATTCTTTTACTCCTTTAGCACAAAAAGCTCATTTCTGTAGCAATAGGGGTCAGGTGTCTTTTCAGACATAAGATGCCAGGCGTCAGGCTCATTGAGCCTCACAATCACCCGACCGTAGCCTCTGTCAACCCTGCTTGGGGAAATAGGCCAGCCCTTAATATTGAATTCTTCAAAGCCTGCGACATACCCCACTCCCAGTGGGGTCTGTACCCGTTGCCCAATGCTGAAGATCACATTTTCTCCCATGGTTTGATTTCCTGAGCCTTGGCGATGCGGCAACCAAATACCCAGTTCATGGCTTTCCACCTGGATCAGGTAATGATGGCTTCCACCTGACGGCCATCCACCTTGACGAGGTGGACGCTGACCAGGTGGGCCTTGCTCTTGGGCGGCATGAACTCGATGAGGGCCTTGGTCTTCGCTTCCAGCAGAGTGGAGGCGAATACCTCGAGTTGCTTGCCCTGGTAGTAGCCGAGGTATTCGTTGATGGTGTTGGATGCCATGGTGTGTGAGTCCTTGAAAAGAAAAAGCCCGCTTGTGCGGTGGGTTAGTGATTTGATTGCGGGTAACTCAGAAAGCCTTACTGTTTGCCTTTCGTGAGTGCTTTGAGCGCCTCGGTGTGATCGACGGCGGCTTCATAGGTAAGGTGGATTAGTCCGTCTCGGAGGTAGGTGAGGTCTGAGGCCCAGCCATGCCAGGTGAAGACCGAGTAACCACATCGGGTTGAGAACTGCGGGATGTAGTACGTAACCCCATCCGATAGGGGCTCACGCACCGGCTCAGGGAAGAAGCGGTCACCTATCACGCACTGCTTGGTGAGGCGGAAGGAGTTCGCACCCTTGATAAAAGTCACCGCTTTATAGACGTTACCGTACTCGTCTATCACCCGAGCATGCTCAGTCACTCTAAACTTAATACCCCACCTGGAACGATCGGAACCGTAGTAGTACACCTCATCACCTGGGAACACGTCCTTGCCCTCCACTTGGAAGGAAGGCGCAGGCTTGGGGGAGGTCCAAGAAAGACTTTTGGGGGGGAAGCGCGCACCGGAAGTGAACACAATAACCGGCACGCCAAGCGCATAATCTATGATCATGCCTCTCACTTCTAAGGCGCTGGCGATCTTGGGGTCCCAGTACAGCTTGTCGCCTTTGTAGACGGGTTTACCTTCAACCCAGCAAAGAGGCTTGAGCTTGAAGCTGTGTTGGGAATCGACAGCCAGCAATTGAGCAGGCCCCTTGGGGTACTCCAAAAGAACCTGAAGATTCCCTTTGTATTTCACAGTGATCTCATCTTCACAATCAGCATGAAGAATAGCATCACCCTCCTTGAGATCTTTGAGAACAGCAGGTTGAAGAAGGTTGTAATCCATTTTGGTCTTTCTCTGAAAAAGGGTTAAGCCGCCTCAGCTAGTTCAACGGGGTGAACGGTACAGAGGACAGTACGGGCGGTGGGAACTTCTTGCTTGACCAGATTGATGATGGCTTGGGGATCCATCTCTTCATTGAGGTCGATCGAGTAGACATTGGTGCGGGTGTTCTGGTGACGCACTGCCACCGAGTAGCTGAACTTCATCAGTGAATTTCCTTCGTGGTTTTGGGCTCCCCCAGACTAGGGGTTCTTCTGCCAAGGTGCTTTGCCATTGCACATGGCAATGAACAAACCTTTTTGAGCAGCCCCAGCAGCAGCCCCAGCAGCAGCCCCAGCAGCAGCCCCAGCAGCAACCCGAGCAGCAGCCCCAGCAGCAACCCGAGCAGCCCCAGCAGCAACCCGAGCAGCCCCAGCAGCAGCCCCAGCAGCATGCCAAGCAGCCTCAGCAGCAGCCCCAGCAGCAGCCCCAGCAGCATGCCAAGCAGCAACCCGAGCAGCCCCAGCAGCAGCCCCAGCAGCATGCCAAGCAGCCTCAGCAGCAGCCCCAGCAGCAGTTCGAGCAGCATTTAGTTCTTCTTGGGTGGCCTCTCCATTGGCGAATCGTTCTACGACTTTCAGAGCTTCAACGTATCGAGGGTCTGTCATCAGGGATTGAACTTGTCTGGCGCACGATACGGCATACAGTCGAGCATCTCGATCCACCTCAGGTACGCAACGAAGCGCCCACAGAGCGTCATCAAGCCCATTGCTATCAAGGATGCTCAGCAAGGAAATGGGCCCTTCGTGTTTGAAACGGATGTAACTGTTCCTCTTCGAGTCTTCCGAAGTAAACGGGCGACCTTGGAGGGCTCGGACAACCTTGTTGTAGCCCTCCAAACATGCGCTGGCCTTCCGAAGAGCGGCCAGGGTGGTAGTGAAACTATATGTCGCTTTTTGATTAATCGTCATTTCAATTACTCCAAAAACAAAAAGTAGCCGGTGGCCTCTGGTGATACGGCCTCCCAGGGGGAGGAACTTCAGGTGACGTTACGGCCAGCGGGCATTGGTCTTGCCGTACTGGGTGGGGTAGCAACTGAGACAGTTGAGGCCCGGGCCATGGGTGCAGCGCACGCTGCTAGGCCGACTGGTGTTTCGATTGACGGTAGCCGCCCACGACCCCTCGAAAGGGGTGATGGGCTTCTGCTTTCCGTTGACGACGGGACCGTAGCCCATGGTTACGTCCTTTCGTCCCTCAGAATGAGTGGATCTCCATTCTCCACGTCGATGACGGTACAGATGCCTTTGTGTTCGACAGCGAACACGGTGGCAACGGATTGAGGATCACGGTGAATCCCAAGGGCCTGGAGTGCTGCATCCTCGGGGGATTCAGCTTCCAGGTCGATTTCCCAGAGTACGTGGTACTGAGGCATGGTTTTCCTTTCAGGCGGCCTTCTTTAGAAGGGAGTCTCGGGTCTGCCGGCAGACTTCCAGGATCTGGTCCTGGCTTGCGTCGTTCGGCAGGGTTGTGGGGTGCGCCCAGTCGGGCCAGAAGATGTCTAGCGCAGCACCGAGTTTCACGGTGTCATGCTGGATCTCCGGCAGTTCCTGCCAGCGCATGCAATCGATCAGCTCCTTGTTGGCCCAGGTCACCACTTCCAGATCGTCACGGATCAGAAGGTAGATGGCGTCATGGATCAGGGCAACGAGCTTGATGTCGCAGCGGTACTTGGAGGCCCAAACCTTCTGCATGAAGGCATTGGCCGCCCGGTTGTTGAGCAGCCCATAGGACTGGCCCAGGGCATTACCAGCAGTGCGACCTTCCGCAGCGGCTTCCTTGGGCATCCGCTTGTTGCCGAAGATCACCTGCTTCATAAGAGGTGTGCGTACCCGCAGCCCGAAGGCCACTTCGACGTAGCCATCCTTGCTGGCTTGCTGGAGGCGTGCCTGCACGTACTCGTCCGATACCTTGTAGAGCTCGTGGTAGTTGGCCTCGATCCGCTTGGCTTTCTCTTCCGGCCAGCCCAGATTACTCATCAGAGTGTAGGCCGTGCCCTGGTAGGTAAGGGCGAAGGTAGGCGGCTTAGATTCTTGCCGGAGCTCGGGGTGAGTCTTCTTGATGCTGTTCACCGATTTGGGGCATTCTAGATCGATGTGGGGCAGTTCCTCCCTGAAGTAGTAGGCTGCCCGCAGGCAGTGGCCATCGAAGCCCTTGATGTAGACGTTGAGCTTGTTCGGATCCTTGGTGGTCAAGGCCGAGATGTAGTCCTCCAAAGAAGAAAAGTCAGCCCCGCAGAAAAGCCAGCCCTCGGGGGCCTGGAAGCAGGACTTGATCAACTTGCCGAAGATGCTCCCTGCAGGCAGGTTCTGCATGTTCGGGTCCGAGGAGCTGAGTCGCCCGGAGACGGTGCCACCCAGGTTGAATGATCCATGCAGGTAGCGCATACAGTCCTCCTTCAGGATTCCCGCCTCGAAGGCCGGGATGAAGGTGGAGAGGATCTTGGTCACCTTGCCGTAGTCGATCAACGCTCTCAGTAGCTCCTTGTAGGCAGGCTCCTGGGTGTGGTTGATCAGCTTCTCGAGGGTGTCCGCTCCGGTGGCTGGCTGCTTGGTATCGGTGAGGTCAATCACCGGCAGGCCCATCTGTTCGTAGAGCAGCCGCTGCAGCTGCGGGCCTGAGTTCGGGTTGAAGGTGATGTGCTCGAATGCCTCTAGCTTCTTAGGGAAGATCTTGCCGGGGTTCTTGGCTTTGGCCTTTCTCCCCTCGAAGTCCTTCTCCCACTCGGATTTCTGAATGACCAGGTTCAGCATCCTGATGATCTCGCTTCCGTAGATGATCTCCAGCTGCTTGGCTTCCAGATCCTTCAGCTCGGTCTTCACCGCCTGCACGGTGGCTGGGTCCATAGGCAGCCCGGTGAGCTCCATGGAGATGATGCTCTTAAGGCTGGGCAGCATCATGAGGTAATACAACGCCTCCTGATTGTCGGCCCTCATTATGGGTGTGTACTTCTTCTTCACGTACCACGTAGAGAGGGCATCAACCAGGTTGTACTTCAGGAGTTCATCAAGGGGGATCTTGCGGATGTCCTTGATGTCATCCTTGGCCCAGTTGCCCGCAAACTCATGCGCCAGTGGTTTCAGTCCCAACACGTTGCCTGCAGTTGAGTTGGTAGCCAGGTAGGTGATGATCTTGGTGTCATCCATCCGGGCCGTCATCACGTCCAGGCCCTCCAGCATCCCCTTGGTGTCGAGCAAGTGCTCCATCCAGAGGGTGTAGATGATCACCTTCACGTCGTAGGCCGCGTTGTGCCAAGTGATCCGGCCCTGGTAGGTCGTGAGGAATTTCCAGAGCAGATGTCTGACTGCCTTGTTGGGCAGCTTGAAGCCATAATACGAGGCACCGGATTCTTCCGGGCATTTGGGATGGAAGCTCCCATCGTCAAGGATGGTGGGCTGGTAGTCGCAAGCGAAAGCCACTCCGTTGTGTTCATCCCAGGCGAACGCACAGGTGCCGATCCCTGCTTCGTTGAAGCGAAGGGAAAATGCCTCGATGTCCGCCGTGAGTTCAGGGTAGGCATGCAGGTTGTTCAGGGCCTGACCAATCTCCTGCACGCTCTTGGGGTACAGAGCGGTATGGATGATATTGGAGCCCAGTACCTGGTAGGTTCCCTGCAGATCGGAAACCAGTGTATCCATGGACAAGTCCAACTTGCCCTGGAGTTCCGGGTTGTAGATCAGCTGCTGGTAGTTGAGACTCAGCACCACCTTCATGTGCTCGAAGCCCTCGTACTTGCAGGGCAGCACGTAACCGTAGTGCGGCTCGGCCTTGGTTTCCTTGGTGAGCACCTTGAAGTAATTCGCGTCGGTTATGAACAGGTAACGCACGCCCAGGGAGTCGAGTCCCGGCAGGAGCCGGTTCAGGTACCCCTTGACCCATTTGGCTGGGGCCTTGTTCGCATCGTCGTACTCTAGGGTGAAACCAATCAGCCGGTCCCTGGTAAGTCCCCGGAGGACCAGACCTTGCACGTAGTTGGTTTCCAGGCCGTGCTGGTTGAAGGAACTGGATTTGACCAGGAGCGCCACGTCGTGACGTCCCGAGTTTCCAAAGAGAATATGTCTCATGAGATGCCTCAGACGATGATCAGATTGGTGACCATCCTGCGTTTCATCAACTCGATAGAGTTGGTGTTTCGGAGCAAGAGATCCTGCACGTCCGTGTCTGTCAGCCGCTTGGTACGACGCGGGCAAGAATCGATGAGATGCTGGATGGGCGAATGGGCAATCGGTGGAAGCACCCGCAGGTAGTCATGCAGATCGTTGGACGCATTGAGTACCTGATTGATGAACCCGAGGACATAGGGGATCTCCTTTTCGTTGATCTCCTCCAGGTCTTTTAGGCAGTCATTCATGGCTGAATGAAGCTGAGGGATCAGCTTATTCATCCTTCTAGGCAGCTTCTCCCCTTCTTTGCAATAGACCTCCCCTTTGTAAAAGAAAGAGAGGTGCGGACTGGACAGGGCCTGAGAATTACTCAGGATGATCGCGTCCAGTCTTTTCTTAAATTGACCCTGGACCGGGCCATACAGAAACGAAAAGAGAGTGTCTTTTATCTGTTGCTTGGTCCGGGGGTCATGGATGGGTTGTTCCATTGGCCCTCCAGTTGTGGGCTTGAATTAAACGAGATCTCCCGTAAATACGACATGGTGACGCGCACGGGAAACACCCACATATAGCATGCGGGCAATTTGATTGCCGCTATTGCACTTCTTGATGTCATCCAGGTCAATAAAAACCCGGTCGTAGGTACTGCCCTGGGATTTGTCCACGGTCTGAGCGAACTCATATCTCAGGTCAATCCAGGACTCTTCAATTTCACGGGCGACTGCGTATTCGCACAATTCCCGGGCCATCTTCAGACGGGTACACTTCGCTTCCATGGAATCCGGGTAGAAGAAGCTCTTGGTGTGATCGAGGGTCATGGTTCGGCCAAGCACTCCATGCCGTTCTTTAGAGCCGGAGATGCTGGTGATGAATACGCGCTGGTCGGTTTTGATCGAATCCCGGCCCCGGGTTACGAACTTGTTGCAGATGGCGTACTCACCCACCTGGAAGTTCGTGCTGCCCTTCACCTGATCGTTCACCAGGTGGTTGTAGTCGATCACTCGCCGGTTGGTCCAAGCCAGCACCTTGCTGTCCCGATGACCCCAGTCAGGCCGGCTGAACTCGGTCAGCACCTCACTCACGAACACATCCCGAGGGACGTGGCGGATGTGGTAGTCATCGGGGGTGAAGGCAAACCACTCCCCGGTGTTCACGGCATGCCGGAACTTGGCAGACAGCTCCGTGATCGGGTGTAAGGGCTGGTCCTCCTCCGATACCTGACGGACTACCTTCTCGAGCTTGGCTTTCGGGAAGGGGGCCACGAAGACCGGAGCCTTCCCTATCTTGTAGTTCACCAGCTGGGCCGGGTCACCGATGAAGATAACCTTGCATCGGGTAATACGCTTGAATATCAGCGTGAGCAGCTGGCCGTCGATGTAGCTGGCTTCATCGATCAAGATGATCTGGTCGCTGATTGGCCCGGCGCTATTATTGGACACGACGAGCTGGCTATCGCCTGTCATGTGATCTGTACTCACCCGCAAGCCTAGGAAGGAGTGGATCGTGGTCACCGGCAAGCCAGTGATCATGGAAAAGTTCTCGGCTGCCTTGTGGGTGGTAGCTGTGAGCTCTACATCTAAGATCCTGTAGGCGGGGTTAATCAGCCGGAGCGTTTTCTGCATGTCCGGTAGCTGGTCGAGGAAGGTTTTCACCAGTGTGCTCTTACCAGTGCCCGAGTAACCTTCAATGATGAAGGCCGTCTCTGAGGGATCACTCAGGAAGGTACAAATCTTCTCGAGGGCACCCTGCTGATCGGGGGTCAGTTGAAATTCCATGGGCATCCTTTGAACGTGGTTTGCCCTGGATGTCACATCGTGTAATGGATGACCTTGCCGAAGGGCGCAGTGAATTTGTGGTTGTTGTGGGTGAGCCAGATGAACTGGCCCTTGTGCTTTTCAACTGGCCAGCCGAAGTAGCCGTCCGAGAAAACGAGGGTGAGCTGGGGTTTCTCTTTTTCCACCCAGTCGAGAACCGGGGCAATGCGAGTGCCTCCCCGGCCAGTGAACTTCACGTCCTTGAGTTCATTGAGGTTATTCACCGCGATCACTTCCTTGAGGGTGGTGTCGAAGTGCAGGACGGTGATCTTTCCTGGCTTCATCATCTTTAGGATCGAGGCGATCTCGGAGACGATCTGCTGAAACTCCCCATCACTGACGGAGCCCGAGGTATCCACGGCCACCACTAGATCGATGAGGCCAAAGCCGGAAAGGCTCGGCAGGTGGTGATCGGGGAAGAAGCGCCGGTTGGGCTTCCTCCAGGAGTAGTCGGTCTTGGTCAGGTTCTGTAGGTACTTGCGTAGGATGGTTTGCCAGGAGAGTTTCGGATTGAGCAGGCGCTGCAGGAATATTTCGATGTCCCCAGGAATGGTGCCTGGGACGTCTCCTGCAGCTTTCGACTGAATGGATGCCTGGATCACGGCATCCTGGATGGCTTCTTCCAGGGCCTCGGTGTCCCCCTCAGCCGGCATGAGATCGGGCTCGAAATCTTCCGGTGGCGGGGGCAGGAGGGCATACACCTGCTCAGCAGACATGCCCTTGAAGGCTGGATCGGCCAGACCGTTCTTGAACATCTTGAACTTACGCTCAATCAACTGGAGGTTGATCACGTGGTCAGTAGCGATGTTCCAATTCTTGTGGTCTCGGTCTCCGATACGCAGCATGTGCATGTAGGCCACGTGCATGGTTTCGTGGATCAGGAGGAACACCCGTTCATCGACCGTGAGGCTCATGAAGAACTCCGGGTTGTAGTAGATCTTCTTGCCGTTGGTAGCGGCAGTGCCCACCGTGTCGGTGAAGTGGTGCTCCATGTTGAAACAGAGCGTGGTGAAGAAAGCCGAGTCGGGTCGGCTCATGAGCTGTATTTTGGCTTTGCTCAAAGCCTGTTCGGGAGTCAGCATGGCTACGCCTGTCCCCTCACCAGCAGGATGCGGAGGAACTGGAGTTCCGAGGGTTGAACTGGGAGTCCGGCGATCTTCTGGCCAGCAATCAGGCTGTCCAAGTATTCGAGTGCGGTCATGGTTCTTCCTTGAAAAGAAAAAGGGAGGGCATTGCCTCCCCATTCATTGACACCCCCGGAGGGGGTCTATCAGATAACATCGATCAACTTGCGCATCCGGTACAGTTTTCCCCTGGCTTCTTGGCCCTTGAAGGGCAGGATGGTGGTGGCCTTCTGCTTCTTCAGGATCAGGGCCTTGAGGGCTTCGTGATCGTTGATCACTTTGAGCAGGTCATTGACCTGAATGCCCTTCTCTTCGTTGAAGATCCGCTTGACACTCAAGGAGCCGTCTTCCAGGAACCTGGCGTAGTCACCCCCTTGCCAGACATCGCTCCCGGCATCCCAGCAGCTGTCGTAGGCAATGCCTGCGTCAGTGAGCTTACCTAGGTTCGGCAGATCACCGTTGTGGACTTCATGGTAGACGAGCGTGATGAGGTCCCCTTCCTCATAGAAGCCATTAGGCTCCCCTTCATCGAGGAGCCTTACCGCTTCAGACTCCTGGGTCTTCAGGATGGTGAGTTCAACGGTTACTCTACTACTCATAGCTATGCACCCTCTTGCTTGGGACCGAAGTAGCTGTGCAGCCGGTCGTACAGGGCCTTGGCTTCGCCCATGGGCAGGCCAGAGACGAAGGCATCAATCTTGTTGGCGGGCTCGGCAGCCCCCAGACCAAAGCTCAGCATCGGCTGGACGTTCGGCTTGTGGAACGTCGGACGGGGCGGGAGGGCCAGGCCCTTGGTAACCAGGGGCAGCACCTTCTTGCAGTTGTGGTCCTCCACCAGGTCTACCCGGTCTTTAATCGGAACATAAGTGCCCAGGTCGGTGTAGTAGCGCTTCGGATCGTTGCGCGTGCCACGCCCGTAGGAGTAGACGTAGCCCTGCTTTTCCATGGTGGCGAGGGCCGGAGAGACAGAGCAGATCGAGCTCTCTCCCAGGATCTTGGCAATACGCACGGAGGTAATGCCGGGCTCGTTCTTCACAGAGTGCCAGACGCGCTGCTTCAGAGTAACTTTTTCTTGAGTGTGCATGATGAAAAGGTCCAGTTGAGATACGGACTCAGATGGTATTAGTGAGGAAGATATGCTGTCCGATCGATTGGAGCTGCAGCATCCGTTTGCTCCAGGGAGGGGGCTGGATCCAGTTAGCGTGGTAGTACAGACTGTCTTCCAGTCCATGGACACGCAGGCCTTTGGCCACGTCTCTGGCCACCTGCAGGGATTCGTCCCAGGCATTACCCTGGGGCTGTTGAGCGCGCTTCTTGGGGCTCAGGGACCAGCTGAACTGGCGGGGGTCATAGACCACCTGGCAGACGTTGGTTTTTTTCCTGTAGGCCACTTCAGCGCGGTTCACGGTCACCTGCCCGACACCTACCATTCCGGTCCGGGGTTCCCCTCTGGCTTCGTGGTAAATGTTCAGGGCTAGGCAGTGGATCTCTCTGGAGGTGAGGGCCTTTCCCTGAGCCCAGTACAGGAGCACAGGCGGCTTCTTTCCTCTTGGCTTGGGGTTGGGGTTGGGGGCTCTGGCTTTCTCTTGGCTTCCCAGATAGGGTTCAGGAGCTGGTGGGGCAGTCTCCCTGGTGGAGGTCGGGTATAGGGTCAGCAGTGCCAGGAGCACGCCAATCAGGAAACCAGGGAGCAGAAGGGCCAGGCCGCCTTGTGAGCGGCTTGGCATCAGTTGGCCTCGAGGGAGAGGGAGAAGTTCTCACCGTCAAAGTTGACGTAAATGTCCCCTTGGCTGAACCAGTCTTCCGGGGCCTCGATAGGCTCCAGGTTATCGATCTCGGTAAAGCCTTCCAGGTCTTCCGGAGCCAGGTTGCACAGGGCAGCGGTGATGTCGTCGACACGACGGGCAGCCATTTCGTAATCGGGGGCTTCGATCACCATAACAAGAGGAATATAGTACTTGGACATTTCAGTTCCTTTCGTACCCACAGCGTACACAGCGATGGGTCATCGTTTGGTTTTTCCTGACAAACAGGGGGTAGATGCGCTGCTTGTTGAACCAGCACTTGATCCAATTGACCCAGTTCATGGGTGCAAAAAAAAAAAAAAAAAAAAAAAGCTAGGAGGCTCCCTTATTGGGTAATTGGTTTAAGTTGCTTTCTTCAGCTTGGGACTGCCCTTGGGCCAGCCAGCTTTCACGAAAGCACCCACAACATTGGAAACAGCAGGCAAGTTATCCGGCTTGTCCGTCAATGCTGGCAGGTACTTTTCAAACTCAGGAAGAGCTTCAAGCAGCTGCTTGCGGGTAGTGCAGGAGGAAGCCACCGAATGTAGGCTGTTACGAAGCTCTATGTGTTTGGCAACTTCTTCATTATAGGCTTGTTGGAGCTTTTCCAACTCCTCGGATTTACTGCCAAGAAACTCCACTGCATCAGAACCCCACAAAGCGCGGTGGCTTTCATGAGGAATGTAATGACTGAACCCGGCTAAACTGATGAACGTAAGGTTCACGTAGCTCTTGGTCTTGGGATCATTGTAGAACCGGGCTACGGCAGCCGGCAGGGCGTCGAGTGCAGCCTTTTCAAAAATATCTTGGGCTTGCTTCAGGTAATCAACGGAAGGGACGTCCTGCATGGCTGCATTGATGAAGGAGTCGCGGATGCTAGTGGTCAGTTTCATAGTTAGGTATTTCCGAACAGGAGGTTAAGTGGAATAGATCAGAACAGGTTGCCGGCGCTCTTGGCGATCCACTTCTGGATCGTGGCATGGCCCATCAGCGCCTTGTTACGACGGACCACTTCACGCAGGGTCACAACCTGGAACTCGACAGGCAGGCGGTCCACGTATTCCATCAGCGGGGTGATGTTGTCGTTGTTGGCGTTGTTGCCGATGGCCCCCGTGAGGGCGTAGAGCATGCTGGGCTCTTCGGGCACTTTGGCCTTGTCGGGGTTGGCCACGATCTGAGGGATCTGCGGGATCTGGGTGTGGATTTTGCAGAATGCCAGGAACTCCCGGGCTACACCTTCGGACAGGGTGCCAGCCAGCATGGGCAGGAGATCCTTGTCACCTTCACTCACCACCTTCAGGATGCGATTGGTGAACTCCCAGGTACGCGGAGACGCATAGGTCTTGTCCGTGTGATCGGGGGTGAAGGTGTAGAGGTTGGACGGCTTGAAATTGATGAAGCTGGTGATCCGGTGATCCAGGCCCTTGTCGGAAGCCCAGTTCACCCACTCGGTGGGATCGGCTTCCAGCTGCAGGTGAACGAGCCGGGACTGCAGGGCCGTGCTCATCGGCTGTACGATGGCGTTGTCCGACTCCAGGTTACCGGCAGCCATAAGAGCAACATTGGTATGCAACTTATAGTTGCCTACCATTCTGTCCAAGAGAATTTTGTAACTGGCCGCTTGGATGACTGGAGTTGCAGAAGTCAGCTCGTCAAATAGAATTAGCCAACCGTTGTATCCTTCAGGAACAGTATCTCCCTCAAGTGGAAAGGTATCCATCGGAACATACCCGGCCCGGTTTCCCGTTATCCGTGGAAATCCACAGAGATCGGTCGGCTCGCATTGCGCCAAACGAACATCGATTAGCTTCAGTCCAAAGTCTTTTGCTACTTGTTGGGCAATACTGCTTTTACCAATACCAGGACTGCCCACAATCATAGGTACAAGGCGGGCTCTGAGAAACCGAGCAATCATTGAAGCTGCTTGAGTCGGTTTTACTTGCATGAGAAACCTCTAAGGAAAGTTGAGTTGAAAACCTTTCACAGGGAGAGGGTTTTCTGGAAGGTGACTTTCTTGGTGGATTTCTCCTTGATGCCACCTTCAATGAAGTACTGATGCAGGAGCGGGGTCAGGGCCTTGGAGAGACTGTTGCCGCTGGTCCCTTCCTTGGTGAGGCCCGCAGCGTTGATGTCGAAGATCCCGATTTCCATGTCCTCGGCCAGGGCCTGGATGGTGTGGCTCTCCCCCGAGACACTCGGGCCGGTGAGGATGAAGTGGGGACGGATGGGCGCTTCACTGGCCACGAAGATGTCAAGGATGCGTTGGATGCTGTCGATGGCTTGAACGGACATGGAGACTCCAATTGAAAAGGGCCCTTTCGGGCTCTCAAGATTGTTGGGTAGTGGTTTGCTCCAGCAGGGCTATGAGCTTGTGGAAAGGGATCTTTTTAATGGGGTTCAGAATTACAAGCCTAGCCGGCATTGTGTTCAACCAGGGTCACCCCGAAAATTTCGGGCCAGCGTGCCTCATCGACGCCCGGCGCGTGAAGGATGAAAACCGCGCCGTTGGGCAGGAGCGCAAGCACGTATCGGCCATTGCTGGCGATGATGGTGTAACGCACCGAAACACCGTCTGGCAGTGCTTTTCCAATAATCACGCACAGGCTCTGTGCTGTGGCATTGTCAAGGCGCGGGTGTATAGCCGGGCGGCTGATTTCAATCATGATCATTTGCAAGTTCCCCCAGAAGATCCCAGTCCTGCTGGCGGCATTCCGCTTGTTGGCAAAACGCGTTCAGCACTTCGTGTGGGTCAAGCTCACCCGATTCGATGCGCCCCACAGACGCCACGCCAAGCACTTCACTCACACCCCAGCCAATAGGGAATGTGAACTCCTCAAAAGGCTTGAGTGCTGCGAGAAGGTTGGTTTTAACTTCCCCGGCAGGCAGGGCGATAACGGCGGCATCGGCAGCAATTATCAACGCCTTGATGCGGTGATTTTGGTCCAAGTACGCGACGTTTCGGCGGGCGTGCTCACGTGTGGCGAGGATGTCTTCTGCCAAGTTGTGAGCGCACTCAAGGATGTACTCTTCACCGGAATCTGATTCGATTCCAACCATGTAGTGGCGTACGTCCGGGCTGTCTTCACACCATACGACCAGGCCAATGTAGTACCACTCGTCATCGCACCAGGCTTTGAGCCGCTTAAAATCGGCAAGGGCAGCTTTCGCGGCTTGCTGTCGGGGCGTCTCCCGCTTGTCGGTGTTGTACGGGGGCGTGTACCAGCCTTCGGCGAGTGCAATCTTGCACGCGCCTTGGAAGTCGTAGAAACGCTTGTTCAAGTGGTCCGTGTTAAGGACAAGTTCACCAGGGCGCTTGCTGCGGGTGGCCCAATCGGACACCAAGTCGTGCGACGCGAACAGGTAGCTCCATGGTGGCGGTGAATCTTGTTCGGGTTCGGTTACGAAGTGGAAGGCGTGCCCCTTGTACGTGAAGGTTGTGGTCATGGTTCGGTGCCTTGGCAGAGCCGGCGGAAGAGATCTGTTTGGCGCGGGTAGGCTACGTGGGTGGTGCAGGCTGCGTAGTAGGCAGCGCGGGCGGCGGCATTGGCTGCGTCGTCGTGGGTGGTGCAGGCTACGTAGGCTGCGTAGGCTGCGTAGGTGGTGCAGGCAGTGTAATCTGCGTCGTCTTCGACGTGCCAAGCTGCGTAGGCGGAGCTGCGCGCTTCAGCAAGCTCCTCGGACGTTGCAAGCCCGTTCGCAAACTGTTCTGCAACGTCAAGTGCTGCGCGAGAGGCTTCCGGCATCAGGTGCTCGACATCACGGGCAAAAGCCACTGCGAGAAGCCGTGCGTCTCGCACGGTGCAGTTGGACGCGCAAAGCGCCCAAAGAGCGTCGTCCAGCCCGTTGGAGTCAAGTATGAACTCTAGAGGAATTTCAGCTTCGTGCTTGAAGCGAATGTGAGTTACGCGCTCTTCGTCTTCGGAGATGAAAGGCTTACCCTGAAGGGCTCGCACGAGCTTGTTGTAACCATCAACGCAAGCACCGTGCTTGCGCAGTTGGGGGAGGGTGGTGGTGAGAATGGTCATGGTTTGTCGCTCCTTCAGGGTTGTGTGTGCCAAGGTTCACGCATTGGGTAGATCCTCGGGAACTTGAACTTCTTGGCCAAGTTTTAAGGCTACATAGCAGCGCATGGCTGCGATGAGGGGTGTGGGGCCGTGCTGTTCGTGTGTTTCATCCAGGTTGTTTGGACCAAGCACATAAACGACCCAGTGCCGGGCACCCTTCCAATCGTTGGTCTGTGAGCTGGATTGAAAATACGGGGACACTTCAAGTAATTCACGCTCAATTATCGGGCCAGCTTGGCTCCAGTCAGTTGACGGGTATCAGTTGCCCCTTCAAGGCACTCCCCAACTGCACACATAGCCTAGCTACTTAGTGTGCCATTCCTGCAATTTACCCTTGTAACGTTGCAGGTTCATGGGTGATTGCTTTTAGAAGCGTATTGTGGTAGGTGAACAGTAGGCTGACTACGGCCAAGCATTCACTCGGGGAGACTGAAGACTTGGCGAGAGTCACTACTTCTTCCAGGCTGTTCAACGTGGGGTACAACCCCATGGGCACCGCCCGGAGGGCGGCTGCTGTTCTGGGGACGGCTTGAGTCACAGGAGTGTCCATAGCCTCAGTCCAGGTATTCGACGTGAATTATGGGACGGGCCAGCTGGAAGTGCTCGGGGTATTTCTTGATGTTTTCCCAGTTAACTGGTTCCCCTGCCACAATCTTCTCGGGACCATGGACACAACGCATCCAGACTTCACTGGTTTTGGTGACCACGCCATCCCGGACGGGCAGCGTTTCGGCATGGGTGAGGCCCAAGACGGTGGCCAGTTCATCCAGTTGTTCTTCGGTGAAATGAGGCATTTAAGGCTCTCCAATTTATGTAGTTAAGGGGTCGGCTCTATATAGAAAAAAGAGCCTGAATTTGGGCGGTTAGCATATCAGTAGGGTCCGGAGGAGAAGTCTTAGAGAAGTTCTCCAGACTGTCTAAGTGGCATGCTTCCACTTCTCCATTTCATGGTGCTAAAAGGAAAATGGGGGAAGCCCTTTCGGACTTCCCCTCACTTATCCATCTTCACCGACGCCCCGGAGGGGCGCTACTCTTTCCCCTTTCCACTCTTCCACTTCTCAGCAGAGAGCATACTGACTCTCACGGATCTGGGTCCCCAGGTTCAGGCTCAACTTGTTGTAGCTACCACCCATTCCATAGATCTGACCAATGATGTCGGCCAGGATCACGCTGTCAGCCAGCTCAGCCAGGATCTCCTTGTACCAGTAGCGCAGCTGGTTCATATGGTTCGGATGGCACTTGAACTCATCGTGGATGGTGACCACGTGGAAGGGCGCGTGCTCCAGCATCTTCCCGGTAATCCGGGACAGATCTTCGATGTGCTCATCCGACAGGTAGGACACCCGGCCCTTCAGCAGATGCGGCAGGATCACCACGTCAGCCATGCCCGTGCGCTCGTAGAGACCCATGTAATACTGCAACGCTTCAGAGGCACCGCCGTCGATGTTCTGACGGGCGATAACCCCGAGTTTGCGGGTATATGCCTCGGCTTTCAGAGTGCCATGTGCCTGCTCCACCAGGGCTGCGTCGTAATTGCACCGACGATGCACAGACCGGAGCACATATGCGTCGATGCTATGCACCACGTTGGCCACGTTGGACAGACCACGCTTCTGGCCCTCGTTCTCATAGAAGGTGTAAGTGAACTCGGCATGATCGAGCTCATCCACTTCGATGCGGACATCCTTCTGGCGCATCACCTTCACCTTGGCTTCAAAGCCGTCAGGCAGCTGCCAAGCATGTTGCAGGGCATAGGGCTGCCAGGAGGCCAGCAGCTCTTGCAGCAGCTCCCAGGCACCAGGTGCCACGATCTGAGCAGACTCATAGAAGGCATTCAGCTCAGGGGTGTCCTCACCGAAGATCTTCTTCGGCTGGGCCTTAGAGCCGTAATAGGACGTCATCAGCGCGACCTTGGCCTCCTTGCGGGACACGTTGACACTGATGCCTTCGGCTGCCAGGAGGTCGTTCATCACCTTGGTGGTGGTGCTGTAGGCATCCGGGCGCTCACCTGTATCAATGAGGCCGGTAGCCCGGGCACCTGCCTCGCAGCCGGTGATGGCAGACATGATCTGCACTCCACTACACACGGCATCGAATCCCACCAGGTGACCTGTTGGAATGCCCTTTTGAGCCTTGCGGATGGCCATGGTGGCCTTCACGTAGAGCGGCTTGGTTTCCGCTTTATCGGTGAGGGACTCAAGCTGGGCCAGGTTCTTCTCAGCCCACTCAATGCGCTTTTCGAAGATCTCTTTGTCCAGGCCAAATGCGTTGGCCACGTCGATGAGAAGGTACTGCCAACCAGAGAACTGACGCATTGGATAACTCCTTGAATTCAGATTGAAATGCCAAGCAAGAGGCAGTTGACTCTCACTTCATTGGGGATGTCGCAGAGGTTAATGGGTGTCTTGGTCCCATGTAACTGGAGATACCAAGTGTTGTTTGAGGTATAGATGTAGGCCCCATCAGGGAGCCCTTTAAGTGCTTCCCGTGGTGTGACCTCTCCATAGAACTGACCTGCGTAGAAGACGTACAACATGTCTACAGACATGAGGTTCCTTGCAGCAGCAGGGCTGCACGTAGCTCATATTCCCCGGTCTGACCCTTGGCATACCAGTAGGCCTTCATATCCCCACTCCGAGGATCATCAGGCGGACCAGGAACTCCTTGGGCATGGCCCACCTAGGGATGCCGACCTCTTCACCTTCGTCATTGATCAGGAGGAAGAGGTAGCTCCGGGTTGCCGTGGGATCGGCCACGAACTCCCCAGGGCCAATTACCTTCTTGGCTTCCTCCCAGGTATAGGCCTCCACCCCACCGAACTGACCATCACGGTACCAGTAGAATGTTTCCATCAGCTGGGTACTCCTTCGACGACTTCCTCATGGGCCAGCTCGATCATCGCCTTCTTGAAGGCAGTGCCCTGGGTGGTGATGTGGTAGCCCTGGGCGTAGATCCGGCCCCGCTTGTCCACCTTGTGAGTCAGGTGGAAGCGGTTGCCATGAGTCACCATCAGGCTGTAGAAGCGGTAGCTCTGGGCCTTGAAGTGCCAGAACTGCTCGGTGGCCTCACGCACCTTCTCCAATGCGTTCGCATGGGTGATGTGCTTGCCCTTCTTCGCAGCCTTGTCCATGGCCCATTCCACGGTGTATTCCGTGGTCGGATCCTCTTCCACAGTGCTCAGGAACTCCACGTCCAGCTTAAGAGGAACCCGGTTGATGAGGTTGAGTACATCTAGGCAGATGTCCCCATCGTGGTGGTTCTTTCCTCCCAGGATCAGGGAATCCCGGTGAGTCAGGTAGCCGGAATCCCGGTTGTTCCTGAGCTCCAATGGCTCCACAATCATGGGTGGCAGGTACTGGCTGTTCTCAATGAAGTGCACCAGTTCCTCGGGCAGTGGAATCCGGGAAACCAGCTTTAGACTGGAGGAGATGCCTGCCTTGGTGATGTCGAAGGTGTCCGTGATGCATAGGACGGCCAGGATTTCAGCCACCGTCAGGATGGCATCACGCTTGTCGCTCATGCCCAGCCGGCTGGCCAGCTGTGCAGTGACTGAAGTGTAGAGCTCCTCCTGCTGGAAGTAGGCAATGCCCACAAACAGCTCACGGACCAGCTCCTCGAGCTCCAGGTGCTCAAGCTGAGCCAGTCTGGCCTTCTTGGATTTGTGGAACTCACCCTGCAACCACTCCTTGATGAGGCCCACACCTTCATGCACCTTACATTCGGTGAACTCGGAAGCCTTGATGGCTTCACGAATCTTCAGGTCGATGTGCTTGCGGTTGTAGGCCACCTCGATGGCCTCCTGGCGATCAATCTCTTCAAAACGGTCCATTTCCTTGCTCCATTTGTGATGCTCCCCCACGGGAACCTCACACCTTGCGCGTAGCGCCGCCAGGTGCCCAACGGTCAGGATGGAGAAAGAAAGGAGACCAACCCCCGAAGGGATTGGTCGAAGTGATCAGAGGTCGAGCGCTGCACCTTCACCGGATTGCACCAGGTGGAAGCTGAAGGTCAGCTTGTTCACCACCTTCGGGAAGTTCTCTTCTTCGTTGGCTGCGATATACTCGAGGAGCTGCTTCTCGAGTTCCTGCGACAGGCGCAGCGGGATCTTCCCGATCTGGGCAGATGCACCGTTCTTTCGGGGAAAGTTGATGTTGATGAAGGCACGTGCCTTCTCGTAGTCCTGCCCGTTGTTGGAGGGCTGAGCATTGTTGTTGCGGGATGCGGGATTGGTGAATTGGAAAGCCATGATGAAACTCCTTGTAAGTTGATAGCGATGGAGGGTTTTCGGGGATTACCCAGTCCTTGCGCGTAGCGCTCGCATGCACCACACGTGGAAGCACCAACCCAATCACGCACCAAACTGAGGCATTAGGTTTGTGAAAGACTGGCACCATAAACCCGCACTTAGCACAAGCTCGAGGTAGGTAATACGGTGTGTGCTATGTCATATGGAAGTTCTCTGAGTCAGTACTGACCTAAACAGAAGTTCTCTATGTGAGGCAGCGATGCACGAGAGATGTTGGTTTTGTTCCTACATCGAAAGTGATAAGAAAAACATGGGATGTATCGGGTGTGTATCGGTTCTGGAAAACGATGCGCTAGAAGGAGAATGCGGAAACTGGTGTATCTGTGAGAGAAGTAAGGAGGGTATTGGAATAGTGGTTACCCCAGGAACTAGCTCCCAGATCAACACTTCCCTCCATACCCTTCGAGGGATCCTTTCCACAAATTCAGATGAGTACAATCTCCTCATCCACGTAGAGTTCTTCCACAACGATGCCATCACTCATAGCCTTACTCTCCATAATGGACGTTAGCGGCCATGACCATCAGGTAGCCGATGACCCCGTCGATGGGGAAGGCAACGAGTGGGTGGAGCCCTTGACCAACCATGAACCAGTCGATCCCGAGCAGCGCGATCAACGTGAACGCCCATACAAGAACTGATATTTCAACAAGGTAAACAGCGCGCTTCATTTCCAACTCCTTTGACTGGGCTCAGCGAGTGCTGTGTCATCCAGTCCTCCCGCGTAGCGGTGAAGTTTATGATGATGGAGAGTCTAAGATGGGGGCTCCTATTCTCTTGGAACTGACTGACCTAGCTGTGTGACGTTGGTGTGTGCAGTTGACGTTAGTGTGTGCAGTAAAAGAAGTTAAGGCTCGAAGAGCCTTAAGGTTTTAAGCCTTCCCCGAAGGGAAGGCCAGGTTGTTACGGTGCAGTCACTGCTTTAGCTCGATGCTCAGCGATCTTCCGCTGTAGCTCTTCACGACGCAGCTGGCGGTTGAACTGGGCTTCCTCTTCAAAGGTAGCGGCAGTCTCATCACACCAACCAGCCAGACGATCAGCAGCACTGGCCAGCTTATTGGCAGCACTGCAAGTGGTGGTGATGACGGTGAGCGATGCGTTCACGGTGGTGCAGACCATGGCGATTGCAGAGCCGATGGTATTGGTGACGGGAACAGTCATGGTGAAGCTCCTAAGTAGTGACAGATCGATTGATCCATCCACCACATCTGCGAAGCAGCAACACGCACGATGAGCCAAGCCCCTAACACTGGTGTGGGGTACGAGGCTAAAATAAGCTATGCAAGCCAAGTGGGGGGGGGGTGGTTACGACTCGACGCTTTTAAACGGGAGTCCTGCACTCGTAGGCAATTATGAAATTTTCCCAAAACCTGAGGGCACTACTACCGCCCCTCTTCCCCCACCCAACCATTTCTGTTTCCTCTCTATTCGGATTTTTATTTACTGAAATTGAAGACACGGGGCAAACACTACCTCTATACTCGGCTGATCTTATTCACGAACCAATCCATCCGACGCACTTTCAATGACTCCGCTTACCGCTGAACAATTCAAACAAGCACTTCCCGACAAAGTGAAGAAGTCTGTCAGTCAGGAACTGATTGACCAGATCAACAGCACGCTCTCCGAGCCTGAGATGTATGAGGCTTATCGGGATAACCTCCTGAGCTACTCCAAGGTAATGGCTGATGGTCGGTTCAAGATCGATCAGTACATCTCTGCGGTGAGGTATGTGAGCCACAAGCTCATGGGGGCTACCAATATCGAGGCCTACTCCAAGACTTTCCCGGACAAGATGCAGCGCTTTGCTGCTCAGGGTGTTTCGGCTAAGGACATTGCCAGCTATGTGACTGCGTACAACAAGTCCAAGCTGGTCAACCTCATCTTTGAGCAGACGCTTATTCCGTCCTATGTCCTGAACCAGGATCTCTACCAGAAGGCACTGAATGTCCAGGCCGAACTGATGGTGTCGGCCAATAGTGAGAAGGTGCGCTGTGATGCGGCCAACTCTCTGCTCACCCATTTGAAGATGCCCGAGACGCAGAAGGTCGAGCTTGAGATCGGGGTGAAGGAAGACAGTGCGATTGCGGCCCTGCGTGCGACCACCATGGAGCTGGCCCGTCAGCAGCGGCTGATGCTTGAGGCCGGGGCCATGAATGCTCAAGATGTGGCCCACAGCCGGCTGGTCATTGAAGGCGCAGCCAGGGAGGTGAAGTGAGAGGTGTAAAAGTACTCAGCTTGCGGCCTTACCTTGGGGAAATTTGGCTCTGCGAAACTGCCCGCACACTCCACAAGGCATACCAAAAGCACACTAAAACAGCTTACCCATATTGTGACGATGCTGGTGTGGGGCGGTATGTATGGCTTAAAGGTGATCTCCCTTCTGACCATATTTTTCTGGTTTGGGCCGATACTCAACATGCTTTGGCTCATGAATTTAGTCATGTACTCCTTCTAACGTTTAAAGAGATTGGGCATGACCCAAGAGAGGACGATGGTGAACCTTTCTGTTACATGCTTAGCCAGTTATTAATGGAAGCTCAGGAGACAAAGTAATGCCCAATAAGACCCTACCTTCCGATCTGCTTGAGCAACTCACTACTGCCGATAAGCGGGCTGGTCTGCCTGTTGGTACCATGCAAGCCATCCTCCAGCAAGAGACAGGTGGCAGTGCCAAGTACCTGGAGGATCCGACTGCCCACCACTATGGCTTGAATGCCGAGGGTAAGCGGATCGCTGGACATACCGGCAAGGTGTCCACAGCTTTTGGTCCCTTCGGGATTCTGGAATCCACGGCCCGTGATCCTGGCTTCGGGGTGGCTCCGCTCAAGGACAAGAGCCTGGCTGAGCAGATCCGCTTTGCCGCTGACTATCTGGGTGCCCGGGTGAAACGAGATGGCCTTGAGAAAGGCCTGGCCGGTTACGGTGAGGGTACTAAATACGGTCAGCAGATTGCTGACCGAATCAAAGGTGGTGCGGTAGCGCCTCTGTCTTCCGGGAAAAAATCTGAGGGGGGTATACCCTCTGCTGTGCCCATCATCCCTCCTACCCCGGATGACAGCTACGTTGAGCCCGTGATGGCCAACCAGGGTCCGGTATTCCCGATGGAGGCCCCGACTTACACCCTGCCCCAGATTGTGGAGTGGGAAGCGCTGAAGCAGGCCCTTCCCGAAGCCCCTCCGGTGGCTGCTCTTCAAACGTATGGGCAGGGAGACAACGCAAGCTACGCCTCCCTTTTGGGAAGCCTGTCTTCCCTGGCGCAACCCGATTTCGCCCCTGTCAAACCAATGAGGATCAAGACCTGATGCCTGCTCGTTTTCATCAGGACGGAATGCCCTGGAAGGTTGAGGACTACCTCAACAAGACTGACTACACCATCGCCCCGGACTATGTGCCGAGCGACTTTGCCCTGGAGTTCGTCACCTTCATCAAGCTGGTGAACGGTGCCGAGGGTGAGGAAAACAAGACCCCGCTGGTCCACTACTACATGCTGGACACCCTCACCGAGGGGGGGCGTCGTGTACTGAACCTGTGTCACCGGGGGGTAGCCAAAACCACTGTGATGGGGGAGTACCTCTTCCTCTACATCGCCACCTACGGTGAGATCCCCGGCTTCGGAAAGGTGGACCTTGCACTCTACGTGTCGGACTCGATCGAGAACGGCGTGAAGAACATGCGCAAGAACCTGGAGCATCGCTGGGAGAAATCTGACTTCCTCAAGCAGTACGTGCCCCGGATCCACTTAACGGACATCCGCTGGGAGTTCGAGAACGCAGACGGGCACACCTTCATCGTCAAGGGCTACGGTGCCAAGGCTCTGGCACTGGATTCTGAGTTGTTCACTATCAACGGCAGAACTACCATTGGTGAGTGCAAGGTAGGCGACCAAATTTTTGGTGCTGATGGGAAGTTAACTACTATCACCGCCAAGAGTGAGGTTTTCCACAAGCCGATGTACCGCATCGCTCTCAGTGATGGGCGAAGATTGAAAGTCTCGGAGGATCATCTCAATCCAGTGGTCATCAACACTAGCCCCAATAACACGGCAAGGTGGGAAGAGCGGGTATTAACCACCAAGGAATTGCTGGAGCAACCACTAATCCACACTAAGAAAGGGAATCTCAAGCACCGAGGGACCAGTAGCAAATCATTGGTGGCTGTCAAAAATATTGAGCCGCTACAGTATCCAGAAGCTGTGCTACCTATTGATCCGTATACCTTGGGTGTGGTGATTGGAGATGGGCGTATTCGTAAAGACTGTGGTTCGGTTGAATTGACCGTCCATAAAGATGAGCTGCCTCACTACCATGCGAACATACCCTATGTGTTTGGTAGCTTGTACGTAGATACCCGCTCCAACGCTGTGACCCAATCCATCCGTGGGTTTGGTGAATGTCTGAAGGGGATGGAACTTAACGTCAGGGTGGAACAAACGTTCATTCCTCACGAGTATTTCCTGGGATCTGTGGAGCAACGGCTTGCCTTGTTGCGTGGTTTGATGGACACAGGCGGCACTGTGTCTGAGACAGGTCGTTTGAGTTTTACCAGCTCATCCCACCAGCTATGCGATGACTTGGCTTGCTTGGTTCGGTCACTAGGTGGAACCGCCAGCCTGATTCGAAAGCACAGTGGTGCTGAGGCTTACCGGGTCGAGACGTGGATGACCCTGAACCCTTTCTTGCTGGCCAGAAAAGCAGCCCGCTTTGTACCTAAAACCAAGCACGTTGCTGTTATTAGTGTTGAGCGGATTGCTGATGAACCTAGTCAGTGTATTGCGGTAGATAACGAAGAGCGGCAGTTTGTGGCCGAGTGTTACTTCCGTACCCACAATACTGGTGTGCGGGGTGCGAAGGAAAAGGGCACGCGTCCACAGCTGGCGGTACTCGATGACTTGATCTCGGACGAGGATGCCCGTTCGGCCACGGTGATCGCAGCGGTGGAGGACACGGTTTACAAGGCCGTGAACTACGCGCTGCACCCGGCCCGGAACATGATCATCTGGTCAGGCACGCCCTTCAATGCGAAGGATCCGCTCTACAAGGCGGTGGAGTCCGGTGCCTGGAGCGTGAACGTGTTCCCGGTGTGTGAGCAGTTTCCCTGTGCCCGGGAAGAGTTCCGGGGCTCCTGGCCGGATCGCTTCGCCTACGAGTACGTGAAGGAGCATTACGACGCTGCAGTGAAGCTGGGGAAGGTGGATACCTTCAACCAGGAACTGATGCTGCGGATCATGTCTGACGAGGATCGCCTGGTCCAGGACCACGACATCGCCTGGTACAAGATCGACGGTGTGCTGCGGCACAAGAACCGCTTCAACTTCTACATCACCACCGACTTTGCGACCTCGGAAAAGCAGAAGGCCGACTACTCGGTTATCAGCGTCTGGGCCTACAACAACGTGGGTGACTGGCTTTGGGTTGATGGGATCGTGAAGCGCCAGACGATGGACAAGACCATCGACGATCTCTTCCGGCTCTCCCAGCAGTACCGGCCCCAGCAGGTGGGTCTGGAAGTGACCGGGCAGCAGGGAGGCTTCGTACCCTGGATCATGAATCAGATGATTGATCGGAACATCTACTTCCCCCTGGCTTCGGAGGGGAACGATGGCAAGCCGGGTATCCGGCCCAACACCAACAAGCTCGTCCGCTTCAACACGGTGCTGCCGCTTTTCAAGGCCCGGAAGATCTTCTTCCCCATTGAGAAGAAGTCTTCCACTGAAATGGCTGAAGCCATGACCGAGCTTGGTCTGGTGACCCCCGGTGGCTTTAAGTCCAAGCATGACGACTTCGCTGACACGATCTCCATGCTCTCGTCCCTCACGCCCTGGAAGCCTTCCGAGGAAGCACCCATGTCGGGGAGTTCCTCCGATGGGATGTGGGACGTGGATGTGGAAGACGAAGTGATGGATCGCATGGCCTCTTACATTGTTTGAAAGGAAACCAAGACCGCATGAAACTGACTGAAATCTTTACCCTGCTCACCTATGGGGAGCTGTCTCAACTGAGCATTGGTGGTTCCGAGCAGGGGCAGATCAGCCTCATGAACTACCCGGCCATAGTGGGTAGCGTGAACCTTGGGCTTACCGATCTCTACAAGCGCTTCCGCTTGAAGGAAGGCCGGGTGCTCCTACAGATGCTCCCGGGCCGGCTGACCTATCCTATCAACTCCCGGTTCGCTCTGTCCAACACGGCAAGCCAGGAGAACAAGTACCTGCTCGACTCCCTGGCAGATCCCTTCACGGACACCGTACACAAGATCGAACGGGTGTATGCCGGCCAGGAGATCGAGCTCTCGATGAACGATGAGAACGATCCGCTCTCCGTCTTCACTCCCAGCTCTCTGGTGCTGCGCCTGCCTTCGTCTCTGGTGAATTCTGAACCGGATGTACCCCAAGAACTCTTGGGTGCACCTCTCACCGTGGTGTATCGGGCCAGCCATCCGAAAATCATCGTCACCGACGAGTTCGATCCTGAGCTGGTGGAGCTGGAGCTTCCAGACACGCACCTCGAAGCCCTCCTCTACTACGTGGCCAGCCGGCACCACAACCCGGCAGGCATGATGGCCGAGTTCAACCCAGGTAACGCCTGGGCGGCCAAGTACGAGATGGAGTGCCAGCGCCTGAAGGATCTGAACCTGGAGGTGGATGTAAGAAACTCCAACTCCAGGATCGTGCGAAACGGCTGGGTGTAAAAACCAAGGCCCCCGTCATGGGGGCCTTGGTTTACTCGGGAATCAGCTTATTGAATGGCTCAGACCCCCGTGGAACCAAAGCCGCCCACACCACGTTTGGTGCTGGGTAGTTCATTGGCCAATACCAGGGTGACATCCACTACCGGCACGATCAGGAATTGCAGGCAACGCTGGCCTTGCTTCCATTCGTACTTCTCCCCGTTCTTGGTGCGGAGAGTGGCAATCCATTCCCCACGGTAATCGGAATCGATTACACCGCAGGTGTTATTGAGCTCCAGCCCGAACTTGGAACCTTCACCGGAGCGGGGTAGGATCAGGGCTACATGCCCCACCGGAACTTTGGCAGCAAAGCCCAGACCCACCTTCTCGGTTTCGTCACAGGCAATAGCACCATCCTCCGGCATGTAGATGTCGAAGGCACCTGCTTCTTGAGTTCCTTTGGTTGGCATAATAAAGTTCGGGTGGAGAGGCTTAATAAGCATCTAATACTTTCCTTTCTGTGGTTTAATTAACGATCGCATTGTAATATCAATCGGAGAAGCCCCCTAGTGGTAATTGACCAAGAAACTTCCTTGGAGAACGCAGCACCTGCACTGACGAAGTGGAAGAACCCTCCGTCCTTGTCCGCCCTGAAGGCTGATCTGGAAGAAGCCAAGTCCAGTCGGGACGCACAGGTAAGTCAAATTTCCGAATGGCTGGACAACCTGCACATTCGTGGAAAAGCCAAGATCAAGACTGCCAAGGGCAGCTCATCTATTCAGCCGAAGCTGATTCGCAAACAGGCTGAATGGCGGTACGCCCCGTTGGGTGACCCCTTCCTCAGCACTGAGGATCTATTCAGGGTGAAGCCGGTTACCTGGGAAGACCGTAAGGCCGCCCAGCAGAACCAGCTTGTCCTCAACCACCAGTTCAACAACCAGCTGGACAAGGTTCGCTTCATTGATGAATACATCCGGGCCGCTGTTGATGAGGGAACCGTGATTATTCGGGTGGGCTGGGAAAGCCAGGAAGAGGAGTACTTGGAGGATGAGCCCCAGGTCCAGTTCCAGCAGGATCCCTCTTTCGGCCCGACCCTGGAACAGGTGGCTCAGCTCAAGCAGAACTCCCCGAGCCAGTTCATGACCGATGTACCGAATGAATTGAAGCAAGCCCTGGAGCTGTCCAAGGAACATGGTTTCCCGCTGCGTCCGATTGTCACCGGCACGCTGCAGGTGAAGAAGACCCGCTTCCTGAAGAACCAGCCTACGGTGGAAGTCTGCGACTACCACAACGTGACTATCGACCCTACCTGTAAGGGGGACATCAAGAAGGCCAACTTCATCATCTACTCCTTCACCTCCTCGATCTCCGAGCTGAAGAAAGACGGCAAGTACAAGAACCTGGATCGAATCAATCTTGGCACTGAGTCGGTGCTGGGCCAGCCGGATCACTCGGAACCTCTGACCTCGGCCAACTTCAACTTCAAAGATGACCCCAGGAAGAAGTTCGTGGTACATGAGTACTGGGGCAAGTGGGATATTGATGGCACTGGTGCCACCAAGACCTTCGTGGCTGCCTGGGCCGGTAGCACGCTCATCCGCCTGGAAGAGAGTCCGTACCCGGACAAGGAACTGCCCTTCGTAGTGGTCCCCTATTTGCCGGTGCGTGGCTCGGTCTACGGGGAACCAGATGGTGCCCTCCTGGAAGACAACCAGAAGGTCGTGGGTGCCGTCACCCGGGGCATGATCGACATTATGGGCAAGTCGGCCAATGGCCAGACTGGTATGCGCAAGGACATGCTCGACGCGACCAACAAACGCAAGTTCGAGCAGGGCATGGACTACGAGTTCAACATGAACGTCGATCCGCGCCAGGGGGTGTTCATGCACACCTACCCGGAGATCCCTGCCTCTGCCCAGTTCATGCTACAGCTGCAGAACATGGAAGCCGAATCCCTCACCGGGGTGAAGTCCTTCAGCCAGGGTATCTCTGGCCAGGTGCTGGGTGATGTGGCTGTCGGTGTGCGTGGTGCCCTGGATGCTGCCTCCAAGCGAGAGCTAGCTATCCTGAAACGCCTGGCCAATGGCGTGGTTGAAATCGGCAAAAAGATCGTGGCCATGAATGGTGTGTTCCTTTCCGAGGAGGAAGTGGTTCGCATCACCAATGAAGAGTTCGTCACCGTCAAGCGTGAAGACCTGGCTGGCAACTTCGATTTGAAGACCTCTATTTCCACGGCAGAAGAGGACAACAACAAGGCCCAGGAATTGGCCTTCATGCTCCAGACCATGGGCAATAACATGGATCCAGAAATGTCCAAGATGATCCTTTCGGACATTGCCCGTCTGCGCAAGATGCCGGAACTGGCCAAGAAGATCGATGAATACCAGCCGCAGCCCAATCCGCTTGCTCAGAAGAAGATGGAATTGGAAGTGGCCCTCCTTGAAGCCCAGGTCATGAATGAGCGTGCCAAGTCCCAACAGGCCACCAGCACGGCTGCACTCAATGAAGCCAAGATTAGTACGGAGCAAGCCAAGCAAGGCAATCTCCAATCTGCCACGGATAAGAACAACCTGGACTTTGTTGAACAAGAGTCCGGTGTAACACAGGAACGTAACCTCCAAAGGCAGGGAGAACAGGCCCGAAGCCAGTTGGCTCTCAAAAGGATGGATCATGAGTTCAAAAAAGAAGAACAAAAGATTGACCTTTTGAAAGAGTACGTTTCTAATAGGTCCCGATAAGAAGTTCATTAGGACGGAACAGAGTCTCTATTCCGTCCAAATAACCCTCAACCCACACAGAAGATTGTTGATGACCCTGACCGAACAACTTTCCCAGATTGAAAAAGACATCAAGACCAGCACTGAAATCGTGGACTTCGGTAATGCTCTGGAGCGTCTTCGCAGTAACCGCGACTTCAAGCGCGTTGTACTTGAAGGCTATTTCAAGGACGAGGCTGTGCGCCTCGTTCATCTGCTCTCCGACCCTGCCATGCAGACTCCAGAGAAGCAGGCCAGCATTCACACCCAGATGATGGGTATTGGTCAGATGAGCCAGTACTTCAATACCGTGTTCTTCCGTGCCCGTCAGGCCGGCAAATACATTGCCGATGCTGAAGAGATGCGTGAAGAGTTGATTGCCGAGGAGGCCGCCAGCGATGAGTAAGGATCTGCTGAATCTCTCCGATGAGGAGCTGATGAACCTGGATCCTTCCGGTCTGGAAGGGTTCACCTTCGGTGGTGAAGTTGTGGAAGAGGAGACAGTGGACGCGGAGGCGCCGGTTGTTGAGGAGTCTGAAGCGTCCACGTCCTCCCAAGAAACTCAGGTGGATGACGCTGAAGAAGAAGCCACCGAGGAAGAAGAAGGCGAAAGCCAGGATGCTCCTGATGAAGAAGCGGATGAAGGCGCTGAAGTAGTTGCCACCGCTGAAGCCAAGACCGATCTGAAGGCTGAAGAACCTGCTGAGAAGAAGGTCGACGCAGTCCCCACCGAAGGTGAGAGCATCGACTACAAGGCGGAATACGAGCGCCTGATGGCTCCCTTCAAGGCCAATGGCCGGGACATCCAGGCGAAGTCTGTTGAGGATGCGGTATCCCTCATGCAGATGGGTGCTAACTACAACAAGAAGATGGCGGCTCTCAAGCCGAATCTGAAGCTCCTGAAGATGCTGGAAAACTCCGGCCTTCTGAGCGAAGAGAAACTCAGCTACCTGATCGACCTGGATAAAAAGAATCCGGCAGCGATCTCGAAGCTGGTGAAAGACAGTGGACTCGATCCGCTGGACATCGACACCGAGGAGGCCGGTGGCTACAAGCCCAATACTTACACTGTTGACGATCGTGAGCTTGCACTCGATTCCGTCCTGGAGGAAATCCTGGACACCCCGAGCTATAACCGCACGCTCGATGTCGTCACCAATAAGTGGGACGCCCCCAGCAAGCGGGTGGTCGCTGAAAATCCTCAACTGCTGAAGGTCATCAATTCCCATATCGACATGGGCATCTACGACTTGATCAGCAAGGAAGTGGAAAGCGAACGCCTCTTTGGCCGACTCAGTGGCATTTCCGATCTGGAAGCATACCGGCAAGTTGGTGACGCAATCCAGGCTCGAGGAGGTTTTGCCCACCTGGGACGCCAGGAGCAAAAGACCCCGAACGCGCCTGTGGTGGTGGCTCCGAAACCGAAGAAGGCTGAAGACCCGAAAGTGCGCGAACAGCGTCGTGCCGCAAGTACCACCAAGCCTGCTGCTCCGGCAGTGACTCCTGCTGAATTCAATCCGCTGAGCATGTCGGATGAAGAATTCAGTAAGGCCGCAACTCCCAAATTCAACTGAAAGGAAATTGATTCATAATGGCCCGTCAATATAACAACCCCGCCGGTGGCTCCCCGTCGAACGTCGGCAACCAGCTCCAGACCTTCTACTACCAGAAGAAGGCCCTCATCGAGGCCCGCAAGGAGCAGTACTTCAGCCAGCTGGCTGATACCACCTCCATGCCCAAGAACATGGGCAAGAAGATCAAGCGCTTCCACTACATCCCGCTGCTCGATGATGCCAACATCAACGACCAGGGTATCGATGCAGCCGGCGTGACCATCTCCAACTCCAGCTACTTCGTGAAGCTGCCCGAGCCGGTCTTCACCCTGGCTTCCGGTGCTGCGGCCACCGCTGCCGTGTCTGCGATCAACGCGATCGAGGCCGGTGTGGCTTCCGCTGCGGGTGCTGTTGTAACCGTCACCAAGGTGAACCTGAAGGCCGGCACTGCCGCCCAGGCCAACGCCGTGACCGCTGCGGTCCCGGGTTCCACTTCCCGTCAGGGCTCCGGCAACCTGTACGGCTCCACCAAGGACGTGGGCACCATCTCCGGCAAGCTGCCTGTCCTGTCCGAAACTGGCGGTCGTGTGAACCGGGTTGGTTTCAAGCGTAAGGAACTGGAAGGCTCCTTCGAGAAGTTCGGCTTCTTCGATGAGTACACCCAGGAATCCCTGGACTTCGATACCGACGCCGAGCTCGAGCAGCACGTGAACCGCGAGATGGTGGCCGGTGCCAACGAGATCACCGAAGACGCTCTGCAGATTGACCTGCTGAACTCCGCTGGCGTGATCAAGTACGCCGGTGACGCCACCAAGAAGTCCGAGCTCGATGACGGTTGTATCGTCGGCTACGGTGACCTGATGCGTCTGTCCATCGACCTGGACAACAACCGTACCCCGAAGCACACCAAGGTCGTGACCGGCACCCGCCTGATCGACACTAAGACCATCCCGTCTGCTCGTGTCCTCTACATCGGCTCCGAGCTGCTGCCGACTGTGCAGGCCATGAAGGATCTGCACGGTGAGCGTGCCTTCGTGCCCATCGAGAAGTACGGTGCGGCCACTGACACCCTGACGGGTGAAGCCGGTGCCATTGACCGCTTCCGCCTGATCGTGGTGCCGGAAATGATGAAGTGGGCTGGTGCCGGTGCTCCGGTGTCCCCGGGTGACACCAACCACTACGACACCAACGGTCGTTACGACGTGTTCCCGATGCTGTGCATCGGTGACTCCTCGTTCACCACCATCGGCTTCCAGACCGATGGCAAGTCGGTCAAGTTCAAGATCACCCACAAGAAGCCGGGTGAGGCGACTGCCGACCGTACCGACCCCTACGGTGAGACGGGCTTCATGTCCATCAAGTGGTACTACGGTTTCATGATCCTGCGCTCCGAGCGCATCGGTCTGGTCCTGACCGTGGCCAAGCTGTAATCAGCATGTAAGACCCGGGAGGGGGTTCGCCCCCTCCCTGTACTAACCCACAACAGAGAATTCAAAGAACCCCCTCATGGATAACCAAGAAGAAGACGTGATCGAGATGCCGAGCGAACTCGATTCCCTGAAAGCCAAGGCCGACCTGCTGGGTGTGTCCTACCATCCTTCCATCGGTGTGGATAAGCTGCGCGAGAAGATCAACGCTGCGCTTTCCGGCCAGGATGTGGTCAAGGCGGAAGCCCCGGTCAAGGCCGCTGCTGAAACCGAATCCGAGCGCAAGTCGCGCAAGCGTCGTGAAGCCTCCGAGCTGATCCGCATTCGTGTGACCTGCATGAACCCGTTCAAGAACGAATGGGAAGGTGAGATCTTCACTGCCGGCAACGCTGCCGTGGGCACCTTCAAGAAGTACGTGCCCTTCAACGCCGACGAGGGCTGGCATGTGCCCCGCATCATCTACAACCAGATGACCGAGCGTCAGTGCCAGGTCTTCGTGACCCGCAAGGACGAGCGTGGTCGTTCGATCCGTGAAGGCAAGCTCATTAAGGAATTCGCCATCGAAGTGCTGGATCCACTGACCACCGACGAACTGGCCGAACTGGCCCGTCGTCAGGCCATGGCCCAGTCGATCGGTTAAACCCAGATGACGGCTACTCCCCTAACCCTTGCCCAGCTGACCGAGGGCAGCCTATCGGGTGACGGTGTATTCGATGTCCTGATGAATGCCACCAAGGCACATCTGGAAAGCGAATACGCCAAGAATCGCATCCGTGGACCTGAGTACTCTCAGGTCTATCTGGCTTCGATGCAGGCGGTTCTCCAGCAAGCCACGGCCTTCCTGCTGACCAAGGACAAAGCGGCCAATGAGGCGGCCATGGTGGCTGCCCAGATCGCGCTTCTCGAGCAGCAACGGCTTAACGCCATTGCCGAGCACAATGTGCTCCTGGCTCAGAAGTGTAAGCTCGATGCTGAGTACGATGTGCTGATGGAGCAGAAGCTCAAGTCGGCTGCTGAGAACCAGCTCCTGGTTCAGAAGGTGATCACCGAGCGTGCTCAAGTCCAAGCCATTGGGGTGGATGCAGACAGCGTGATCGGCAAGCAGAAGAGTCTCTACCAGGCCCAGACCGATGGGTTCAAGCGGGATGCCGAACAGAAGGCAGCAAAGTTGATGGTGGACTCCTGGAACATCCGACGCACCACGGATGAGGCCACGGTGGCAGATCATACCAATATGTTGGCTGACTCGGTTATTGGACGGGCTGTCACCAAGATGCTGGCGGGTGTGAGCGCCTAATCTCTAAACAGATTGGCTTAGGAGGGGAGCCTGGTGCTCCCTTCTTTTTTATCTAATAGGACGCAATGGGACTTTTCAGCTCTAAGAAGAAGACGTATGTGGGCACCTCTGTGTCTCGCGTTATCGAAGACAAGATGCTCCCGGATGCCGTGAAGACCGGTGTGCTCCAGGCCATCTATAAGGACTACGATGTAGTCCAGTCCGTCATGGAAGAGACAATCGGCTCCATCGGTATCAAGGCCGAGCGGATGTACGAGTATGGCAAACAAGGCTACCTGTATGGGCTGCCCAACAGCCAGATCGTTCATCAGGCCACTATGGCCGATGTGGTTAAGGGTGTCCTCTCCAATGAGGTGGGTCAGGTGGTGGCCCTGGATTACTGTGAGTTCGGGGCCATCAACAACCTGCACGTGGGCTGGGTGCAGCTTGTAAGCCAGCATGGCTACGACGGAGTGACAAACCAGATTGGTTCACTCAGTTCCGAAAAGGGCGTGCCCGTCTTCCTGGAAGACATGGTGGTGGTGGTAACCGATGCCACCTTCGAGGAGCTCAACAAGGGACAACTCAAGCAGTGGGGCACGCCTCCGAATGCGGGTAAGACCCGGGTGGAAGAGCCCTCACCCTTTCTGGCTGTGAAGAAGATCCTTCCACCCTCTCCCTACGAAGTGTCCACCCTGGCCGGCTACGACTACTGCCGTGTGCACTACGTGTGGGAAGAGGAAATTACCGAGACGGTGAACAACCGGAAGATCAAGAAGAGGGTCACCAAGCGGGACACGCTGCAGCTGCCTTTCGGTGGCTTCAGTCTCGAAGACGACTACTTTATGGCTCGGTACAGCTTTAATGGCCAGGTACACTTTTTTACCTATCAGGAAGGCACTGGCCTCTACCCGGAACTCGACATCCTGTTTGCCACCGAGCACACGGGTCTGGGAAGTTTCTTCCCGTTTGGCTATCTGCGCTACGAGAAGAAGAACCCGACCGAGGACAAGAGCACCCCGGAGTACAAATCCTCCAATAAACTTCTGAGTTATCTGGGCATGGACTTCGACCAAGTGGTGGATGCGGTTCATGCGAATCCAGGCATCAAGGATGTGGAGCAAGCCATGGTGACCATGGCCGTGCCTGCCAACACTACGAACCCTCTCGAGCAGCGCTATCTCTTCGACTTCTTCAAGCGCCTCTATCTGGAGTCCAGGGCAGTTGGCGTGCCTATCACAAATAAGAATCTGTCAGTGTTTAATCTTGCGCACAAAGGAGCCAAAGAGACTGCAGTTGTAATACAAGACGCCAGATTTAAGATGGCGCTGAGTTACATGGGGATCTTCAAAAAATACGTATCAGGTCGTATTGGTGAAGTGGGTACATACTCTAGTAGCCAAGGAAATATGGAAATTTCTGAGTCATATAGTAATTCTGAGACTGGAGAAACTATTACTCAGACTTACAATATGCCCAGCCACACTTACCGTAAGCAAGTAACTGCCTCAATATACGAGGAGTACCAGATCCCAAATATGAGGATGACTTACTATATTTGGGCACGCTACACGGCAGTAGGGGATGAGACGGATGACATCCTGCTGGTGCCTCTGGATCGATCGATCACCCACAAGTACTCGGTGCGGGATCGTGAAACGCTCTATGCACGGTCATTACACTTTGTGTTCAACAGCCGGGTGACAGTAAAGGTAAAGTGGTATCAGCAAGGCTGGTTCTCAGTCTTCTTGATTGTTGTAGCCGTCATCACCACCGTTGCCACTATGGGTTCGGATGGGGGTTCCGCATTGGGAGCAGCTCTGGCAGCTGGTGATTATGCGACAGCGGCCTATATCATCGTCACAGCCATTGTGGACTTTGCAGTGCTACAGGTGGCTTTCAAGTTCATCGCCAAGCTCCTGGGTGCGGATGTGGTCTTGATCCTGGCAGCCATTGCTGCGGCCTACGGGGTGTACGACGCCTATTCCTCGGGAGGTATAGCCGGTGCCCCCTGGGCCAAGGATCTGCTCACCATTGCCAATGGCCTGGTTAAAGGGGTGACTGATAATATTGGGGACATGCTCCTGGGTCTGAAGAAAGCCCAGGAGGCATTTGGTTTGGAAGTGACCGAGAAGACCGAGCTATTGGAGAAAGCCATGAATCTTCTGGAAACCAATAACCATCTGGCTCCACTCATTATTGACGGTGAAACGCCCGATAGCTTTTATCAACGCACCGTCCATTCAGGTAACATCGGAATTGTGGGAATTGATGCCATCTCTCAATATGTGGGTACGTCTCTCACCCTTCCAACCTTTTCAAATACGATCGGAGATTTTGCTTAATGAACATCACTATTCCTGGAGTGAATAGTTTCGGTGGCACCGGATACAACGGCACCAACTACATGAACACTTTTAACAGCTGGGGCATCGGAGGCTCTCCGGATGTCCCCCCCATATCTCCCGGTGATGGGGCCACCCAGCTGGTGGATCCGGCTGTCTATGCCAACCCGAATGGTATCGCTGATGCAGCGAACGGGGACTGGGCAACCAATGCCTGGGACAAGTTCACCAGCCTGCCCTGGCTCAATTCCAAGAACGCCCAGGGTATTGAGCAGCAAGGCATTTTGTCTCCTGCCATCTCGGGCCTGTCCTCGATTGCCAATGGCTACCTGGCCATGAAGCAGCTGGGCCTTGCACAGGATCAGTTCAACTTCCAGAAGGACGCCTTCACCAAGAACTGGGCAGCCAAGAAGGCTACTACCAACTCGGCATTGGAAGACCGTCAGCGTGCACGGGTGGCTTCCAACTCGGGGGCCTACCAGTCGGTTGGTGACTACATGAACCAGTACGGGATCAAGTAATGGCTGCTATTCGCTGGGACAACATCGACGCCCCTAACTTCAACGGAGTGTCCGCAATTCTGGATGCGGCGGGCAGGAGCATGAATACGGGTCTAACTGCCCTGCAGACTCCTGTGGCCGAGGCCAATGCGCTGGTGAGTCGTAACTGGGACACCACCCGAACCAACAACACCAACGCGGCCCTGGCCAAGGGTATGGAGTTCACCGACCCGGAGAAGCTGAAAGAGGCCATGCGATCTGGCCTGTACCAGCAGTTGATCGGGGATGGCTCTGCACCTATCGACGAGAGAGCGGTGATGGCTGCACTTGATTCCCGGGTAGGTGTGCTACAGAACCGTGGTGTGGCTGAGATGAACTACAACAACGCGGTGACGGACAACGCTCAGCAAGCCGTGAGGCGGAATGGCCTGATCTCACTTCTGAAGGGAGATCCGAATGGAGTCCTGGAGGCGGCCACTACGCTTCGTGATCCTTCTGCGCTTGTCCAGGCAGGAATCAATCAGCAGCACTACACCGATGCGCAGAAGATGGCACAGGCCAACTTCGACCTGAAGAAGTCTCTGACCGATGCCCAGATCGCCCTGGCCAATGCCAAGGCAGGTGACCCGGACAACTTCACCGTCACCGGTGATGGCGGAAGCAAAGGCAAGGTAGGTGCTAACGGTAAACCCCCACTTTCTGAAGAGGATGCCCAGGCTCGGGCTGAAGCTGAGCTGGCTATCAAGGAGTCCATCTACTCGACTCCCTATTCCCTGGATGCCGCGGCCAAGTTTGTCAAGGACAACATCAAGGATGACTCCACTCGTACCGGCATCATGGCTGGTGTGAGTGAGCTGGATGCTCGAGGGCACCCGGTAGGAGGTGGTAATTTCCTACCGTATCCACAAGCCGTGGTGCAGCAAGCTGCCCTTGAAATAGGTGATTCGTTTGGTTCCAGCTGGCGCACCTCTTCGCGGTTTGCCAACAAGGTGAAGGAGATCATGGATAGGTCCGGTGTTGCTGATGCCATTATCGAAGGCAAAGGGCTTCGTCAGCTGTTGGCCATTGACCCTGTAGCCCAGCAGAAGATGGCTGTAGCTGCCAAGATGCAAATGCGCCGCCCTCTGGCGCAAGAAGGAGGAGCTACTAAAGGGGCTGCTGCTCAGGACAGTGTGACGACCTTCATGGCCAACCCCCGGGTACGCAACTTTGTCCCGGGGGGCTACCAGGAGCCCGTACCTGTTGATCCTCGGACAGCGCCGGCAGCCAACCAGACGCCGGTAATACCGGCCCAAGCAGTGCCTACCCGTATAACCTATGGCCAACTGATGGGAACGTCCGGAGGGGACGAAAAAAAAAAGAAGTGACCACTGACCTTCCAACCAGCACGCCTCTACTCTCCAAGGAGGACAGGCCTTCTGCTTCGGTGGGGTTGTCGTTGAGCCCATCGGGTGGCTTAGCCAGCATTCATCCGAGTGCGGTGAAGATCCCCGAGGTGGATTGGCGCAAGCCCCAGGTGGTCCATCAAGCAGCGCCTGGTGCGATCCCTAAGGGGGGTGGTGAGCGTGCGGTGGTGACCTACGTGGGTGACGGTGATGGGGCCAAGCTCCGTAAGGAGGATGGCTCTACCCTGGATTGCCGAATTGACAGAATCGATGCGCCTGAAGTGGCACATGGGGAGTACGGCAAGAAGGGGCAGCCTTACGGGGATGAAGCACGGAAGACACTGCAGGAACTCATCGAAAACAAGGAGGTGACGGTGCGAGTGGCCCAGCCTGCGTCTAGCAAGAACTACGGTCGGTCGTTGTGCCAGATCGAAGTGGAGGGCAAAGATGTGAGCACTGAAATGATCCAGGCCGGTGCAGCCTGGCTCTACCGTCGGTATGCGAATGACCCGGCCATGGGAAAGCTGGAGAGTGAAGCACGGGCGGCGCGTCGTGGTTTGTGGAATTCGCTCAATCCAGAATACCCGGAGAACTTCAAACGCCGAATGGGATACTGAAAGGAGGTTATCTAGCCTAGGAAAAGGAGAGCTTAGGCTCTCCTTTTTCCTGTCATGAACAAACTGTCAGTTGGTAGTGCACCTGGCCCAACCCATAGTAGACCCCTTAAAGCTAGCACTACTGACTTTTCAATCTTAAGAAAGAGCTGTAAACCTGGTTTCTTTTTGATTAGACTCAACGCCTACTTCTATTCAGAAAAACATCATGTCCGAATTTGATCCTATTGCCTACCTCAATTCCCGCTTTCAGGAATCCCTTCCTGCGCCTGCTGTTCCTAATACCGACCTTCCTGCAGTCACTACGGTGCAGGACAAGGCTTCGGAATTGCTGGCTGCACGTCAGGCCAAGCTGGAGCGTCTTCAGGCGTGGCAAGCCGAGCGCAAGAAATTGAGTGCGGCAAAGGAGAAGTCTTACGATGACTCCGTGATTGGCATGTTGGGTCTGGACCGTGACGGTGTGATTGGTACTGCCCTCAATACCGCTGTGGGTATGGGTAGCGGCCTCACCAACATCGCAGCCAACATCGGCACCAGCATTCATGCCCTGTATGCAGCAGCCCAGACGCACGGTATCCCTGAAGAAGCACGTACTGCCTATGGTCGGTGGAAGCAAGGTGCAGCCACTGAGGCGGACATGGCCCTCCTGAATGGGATCAACCAGGGCAATGGCCGTCGCCCGGGTGTGGCTGATGCAGAGGGTAAAGTCTCCAACTACGGTGGTACCAACTTTCAGCGTCTGCAGGCGGTAGAACAATCCCTGAACAACGCGCAGTCCATCCGTGACCTTCAAAAGAAAGTCTTTTCGGATCGCGTGTATCGAGGTGATCAGCAAGACTTTGAGAAACAGCTGGTGGATCAAGGAGCTTCGGATCTGAAGAAGACTTCAGGTGCTGTTGCCAAGTTGAAGAGTGGGGACTATGCCTCCGGCTCCATGGACCTGGTTTCCGGTCTGGCAGGCCTCTTTGCCAACGTTGGCTCTGCGGCTCTGGACAACCCGAAGGCTGCACTCAGCTACGTGGCTGAGAACGCTGCCCAGCTGGCCCTGGCTGCAGAAGGTGGTGCAGGTATGGCGCTGACCAACCTGCCCTACGCCATGGATGCGTTTGGTCAGGGTATCGAGGAATTCCGCAAGAAGAATGGTGGTGCCCTTCCATCCAACGAGGAACTGGTCACCATGGCCGGCAAGGCGGCTTCCCTTGCTCTGGCTGAAACAGTGGGCGACAAAGTGACCCTGGGTGCGGACAAGCTCACGCACGGGGCGACCAAGGCAGTCCAGAAGCTAGGCGAACTGACCACTGCGCCTGTCACCAAGGAAGCCCTCAAGAAGGCCCTCAATGGGGCCACCAAGCTCCTCACGGATAGTGCCCCTGTCCGAGTCGCTACCAACACCGCAACAGGTGCCCTGGGCGAATTTGCGACCGAGGGTTACCAGACCTTCATGGAAGAGAACATCAAGGGCAATGAGGCATCTGCCGAGGACATCTACAAGGGTGCAGCGGCAGGTGCTCTTGCCGGTGGGGGGATTGCGGGCCCCATGCATCTGGCTTCCGAAGTGGGTCAGATGACTTCTTCGGCTGCCAAGCGTGTGGCTGACAAGACAGCTCAGCAGGACGCCATGGAGATTGCGGTCAAGACAGGCGATACCTCTGCGTTCCTGGATCCGGCCAGCCCCTCCTTCGATCCTCACAAAGCCTTGCAGTCCCTGGTTGGCAATGGCACCCAGGAAGCGGCCACCCCGGAGGATCGGAAGACCAACTTGGAGAAGGCCACGCCGATCCTGGGCCAGTTTCAGAAGATCCGTGACCGTGCCCAGGCTGCGTTCAATGAGGTCAGCCCAGAATCCAGCAAAGAGCTGGAAGCTGATCTGGCTTCCTACAAGGAAATGCTGTCCCAGGATCCGACCATGACTTTTCTGCAGCCTGAGATCCTGGCTACCCAAAAGGAGCTGGATCGCCGTGCTGCACTTGCGTCTGAGCTCCCTGTTCGTCGGGAGGCTCTGACCAAGGCCACCCAGGATTTCGAGAAGGCCCAGGCCCTGCACACTGAGCTCACCAGCCTGGTCAAGCATGACGAAGCCAAGGCCCAGGAAGCTGGTGCGGCTAAGCTGCAGAAGTACGCAGGCATTCCGAGCATGGCCCCGGAAGAGGTCGCCGCTCAGGTCAAGCTGGCGGACAGCCCGGTAGATACCACCAACCCGGAATCCGTGAAGGCAGCCAGCAAGGCGGCCTTCAAGGTGATCTCCCTGGCTATGGCTTCCCCGGGGAGCGTCTCCGTGGAGACGGCCCAGCAGTTGGCTGGCAACATTAACAACGGGCTCACCGAGGCCCAGCGTAACTACCTGCGTGCCTTCTCCAGTGCTCGTCTGGCTCACAACCTGGCCATGAACACCAAGGGTGTGCAGAAGGCAATACTGCAAGGCGACAAGGCCACCAAGCAAAAGGGCATTGCTGATTACGAGGCCGAGATGGCCCAGGCAGTGAGCACCCGCAACAAGGCCAAGGCCCAGAGCTCACTCACCGGCCTGACCCGCTTTGCCCAGGATCACGCTTCCAAACTGGCTACGGCCACCGAGGCGATGGCCCTCTTTGAGAAGACCGGCAAGACCCAGCAGATATACAGCAATGGCCAACGTCAATGGGAGGTGGCTCAGGTTCTGCTCCCGGAAGCAGAGCGTCGTCAGAAGGGTGGCCTGGAGATCGATACCCGGTCGAAGCACATGCTCAAGGCGATCAAGCATGCGTCACTGGCCCTGAATGCGGCAGCGGCTGCCCATCAGGCAGCGTTCGATCTGGCGTTCAAGGGGGCGAATTCGGGGGATGAAAGCCGGGTTCAGGACGAACCGACCAAGGCTGCTGCTGCGGTGCCGGCCTCGCGTGTGAGTCCGGCTGAATCTCAGTCTACTCCAGTTGACTCTAGCGCCACTCCTGGGCGTGCTGGGAAGAAAGTAGAAGTAGAAGAACCCAGTAGCAACCAGTCGAGCCAAGGAGAAGCAACCCATTTTAAGAGACCGGATTCCACTCAACAGTCGAATGAAAGTGAACATGCTGCGCCTGAAAAGAATGAGGAGGCTCAAGTCGAGCCTGAAACTCCTTCAGGCAAGCTCTCTGCCTACCAAGAAAAGCACCCGGAGGGTGCCTCATATACTGTAGTCAACTTGATTACGGAGTTCTTCACGCAGACCGGCAAGAAGGAAGGCAACGCTTCGGGCCGTCCGCTGGTGGAGGTGGGTAACTTCCTGCAGGCGCTGCGGGAAGGCAAGACCTCTCTGGCTGACTTCCTTGAAAAAGGGATGGACGCCAAGCAGGAGGCATTCGTCAATCTGTTCCTCCAGAAAGCCCAGGAGTGGGACGCCAAGATCGAAGCGGCCATCAAGAAGGACACCGATCCTGCTTTTCGTCATCAGGACATGCTTGCGTACCTGGTGAATCCAGATGGCTCGGTGGATCAGAACGTGAAGACGGCCATCGCGCTTGCTGCGTTCCTGACCATTTCCGAGAACATGGAGAAGGGCAAGTTCAACACCGACAAGGACATCAACGCCATCCTGATGAAGGGCGAGGATGAAGAGGTCAGTGAGCCTGCTCGTCGTCTCCTCCAGAAAGCGGGCATGCGCCGCTCCATGGTGATCAACTCTGCCGGTCAGAAGGGCGTACAGGCCCTGGGCCTGCGTTCCAAGAAAGGAGCCCCCCAGGATGTGATGCCGCGTCTGGAAGCGGCACTGGGTGCCCATGCGGTCAAGCTCCTGGCTGAGATGGATCTGATCGAGCACAACCCGGTATCCCGGGCTGAGATGACTACACTGATGGGGTCTGGCTTCACTCAAGAAGCGGGCGCTGATAACTGGTTCATCCGTCCCTCCCGTGAAAAGACCCAGGAAGAAGAACTGACCCCTGACAACCAGGAGATCAAGGATGCCTCTAAGGGCACCATGGGCATCCTGGACAAGCTCTTTGGTACCGAGCCGGCTGTGAAGGTGCCGAGCCTCACCCCAATCCCCTTCACCCAGAAGACCACCCGCAACACCCGCCAAGGTGTGCCGGCCAAGCTGGCCAAGATCATCGAGCGTCAGAACGCTCAGGCCAACTTCATGGATGAGCAGAAGTGGAACGTGGTGTCGTCCCTCTCCCGAGATACGGTACTGGCCATGTCTGGCTTCGAGGAAGTGGATGACTCCGTGCATGTCACCCGGCGTGACTCCGTACAGGCCAAGAACGAAGGGCTCGAACGGGACTACGACCGGATGAAGGCATACGTAGAAGGTGTGCTGCTCAAGGCTGAAGGCGGGCTCAAGAACGCCCTCTACTTCTCCCACAATGTGTGGAAGCAGCAGCGCGTGGGTATCGAAACCAACGCCCTCAATCCCCAGACCAGCAAGCTGCACCGGCACCTGATCTACAAGGGCAGTTGGGAAACCAAGGTAGATACCGCCAATGAGGAGTCCTTCGACAACTTCCGGCTGCGTGTACTTGAGGGCCTGGGTGTCAAGACCGACAAGAAGAGCAACGCCACCAACCTGTCCAAGTTCGATGCGCACTTCGATCCTGACCACTCCCAGCACAAGGAGCAGGAAGATCGGGATCGTGCAGCGACCATCTCCACGGCAATAGATGCCCTAGTGGCCACAGCCATCTACGGGGAAGAGATGAACCCGCACTTCGATGTGGACATCCGTGAAGGGGTGAAGGCAGCCGGTGAAGGCATGCACAGCTTTGATGCCCTCATGGCCATGGCCCAGTACCGGGCAGCCAAGCTGAAGGAGGAAACTACCTTCACTACTCGCCTGATGGGTGAAATCGACGGTGTGACCAACGGGCCGATGCTCTCGCATCTGCTCCTGGGCGCTGCCTCTTCAGCCAGTGATCTGTTTGGTTTGCTAAATCGGGGTGGCTTCTTCGAGATGGGCAACGAGTACAGCCAGTACAACCAGTGGAGGGAAGCGCCCCTCCACCGTGACCTATACGAGAACACCACGGCAGGCATGCTGGAACACGTCCGTGCCCTGCCCTTTGACGAGCGCCCGGTGCCGGCCCAAATCTTCTCTGCGCTCTTCAAGATCACTGGCAACCTGGAAAAGGACGATGGCTCCATCTCTTCGGATGGACGGAACATCATCAAGACCCCACTCACTGCGATGGTCTTTGGATCGTCCATGCCCCGGGCGGTGGAGAGCATGGCCGAGAACTTCGTGGCCAAGTTCTACGAGCGCATCGAGCAAGCCAACAAGGGGAAGCTCACCGAGCGTGAGTTCAAAGAAATCCTTGAAGCAGTGAACACCCTCATTCTCCACGGCAAAGCTGGGAAGAAGGTGCGCGGAAAGGTGTCCCTCCTGAATCCGTCTGCCTCTGTCACTGAGCTGATGGAAACCGAACTCACCAAGGCCCAGACCGAAGCCCTCAAGGAGGCCTTCCGTATTTCCCTGGGCCGTGCTGTGCGCGGCACCATGGAGGAGAACTTCGGGCATTTCATGGAGAGTCGGAAGACCTTCAACGAAGCGGCTGAAGTTGCCTTCAAGCTCTACAACGCGGTCTATACCGGCCTGCGTGAGTCCTTCATCCAGAAGGAAATCCAAGCCGGCAACATTGCCGTGAATGCAACGACAGGTGATCCGCTGCACGATCTCACCGACAAGCAGGAAGCAGAGTTCCGCAAGAGTATCAAGAAGGCCATGCCGGTGCTGAATACCTTCTTCTCCAGCAGCCAGGCCGAGACGAGCAACTCTGGCCTGTTCATCGGGAAGTCGGCACGCCGGTTCTCCTACGAGCCGGTCTACAAGTCCGAGAACCGCTTTTCCAATGAGGTGAAGGGCGCGGTCACTACAAGCGGCAAGAAGCCGAAGTCGATGACCACCCGTGGTTACAAGACAGTGAACTGGGAACCGGGCGTGGGCATGCTGCCCATGAGCATCCACTCTTCGGATAGCGCCATCTCCCACCTGGCTGCAGAAATGCTGGAAGTCCTGAACGTCCATGACGCCCATGGCTCTGGCTTGAAGGATTACCTGCAGGCCGGCAAGAACCTGAACGCTTCCACCTTTAAGGTGATGCTGAACTACTCCCCTGCCAGGGAAATGCAAGCGGCCCTCGACCGTGTGATCAATGGCACGGCTGAAATCCTGGCTCAGGAAAGTGTGCCGGTTGCGGTGAAGTCCCAGCTGGCCAAGGCTTTCCAGGACATCGCGGAGAAGCGCAACAAGCGTGCTGGTGAAGAAGGTCCGCAGGTCCTTCCTCATGAGGTCCTTGGTGCCACGGTGACGGCCCTGAACGAGATGGTCCACCATGCGGACAGGACCAAGTACGAGGTGCTGTCCCAGCTGGCTTACGTGGATCAGTACGCTCTGGAAGGAGGCCACTATGAGGTAACGCCTGAAGACCGTCAAGCGGCTGCGGACATGCTGGCTGCCATGTCGCTCAAATCTTCCGTTCCGGTTACCCAAGCCACGGATGCCATCGTAGCGGCAGTGGATTCTGTTGCTGTGGCCGCTCAGGTCCAGAACGAACAAACCCCCCAGGAAGAGGAAGGCGAGTTCGATTTCCTGGTTACCGAGAGGGACACCGCTTTCGGAAAGACCGGCAAGCCCACTCGCAAGGGGGATGCCTCCCTCGAGGAAGCCTTCACCCAGGGTAACCTGGAAATGTCGGCCCGGGACGCGCTGCGTCTACTCAATGGCCGCCTGTCCGAGCGTAGCAATCGCATTGGCCGCTTCCACAAGGAGCTAGTCCAGGTGCTGGCAAAGCGCGTGCCCAAGGATCTGAAGATCCGTCTGGTGACCCCGAAGACCGATCCGGCTTCTCTGGTAGGTGATGTCCGTCAGGATCCGGCGTGGTTCAACATGCAGGACGGCAATGGTGAGATCTACGTGCTGAGCTCAGCCTTCAAGAATTCGTACCTGACCGAGGAAACCCTGCTCCACGAACTGGTGCATGCGGGGCTGGCTTCGGCCATCCACATCGCCAAGAACAGCCCGAACAGCAAGGATTCGGAGATCCTGCGGGTGCAGAAGCTGGTGGCTGAGCTGGAACTCCTGCGTAAGGAAGCGGCCAAGCTGGTGGGCACCCTCTCCGAAGAGAAGCAGGCCCAGTTTGCACCGGCTATCGGTGATGTGCAGGAGCTGGTGTCCTGGGGTCTGACCAACCCGGCCTTCATGAGTGAAGTGCTGAATAAGGTCAGCATGAAGTCGGCTACCCGCAAAAGCGTGCAGATCCACTTCACTGGCTTCATGGAATTCATCAGCAAGCTGGTAGGTATTCTGTTCAAGGACTCGACCCGCTCCGAAGCGGAGATCCGGGAATCGGGCCTGACCCTTCTGGTGGAGAACACCATGAAGATCGCTCGCCTGTCGGCCAATATGAATGGGGCGGCTTCGGTGTCCCAGGCCATGGCTGCTACCTCGGTTGCGGGCTACACCACCCAGGACATCTTTGAGGCCCTGGGCAGTGGCACCGTCATGGGTCAGGCTCAGGAGCGCCACCTGAAGGGTCTGCTGGTTTCCATCGTGAGTAAGCTCCACGGGCCAGCAGGCGTCTTCAAGGCAGCCCTGATGCAGGACCAGGCCCTCACTCCTGTGGAGGTTTTTGCCAAGGCCATGGCCACCGGGGAAGCTCCGTTTGCATCCGAGCTGGTGGGTGCACCCTTTGCCCTGACCGAGCAGGAGCGTTTCGTGGCTGAGCAGGTGGAGGCCACCCTGCGCACTGCCCTCTCGAACGACGGGAACATGAGCTCGGCCTACGCCGCCCTCACCCGCCTATACAAGGAGGCCTACACTCGTCTGGAACCGAAGGATTTCCACGTCGGTGACTGGAACCAGGCAAGCCAGGCAGACAAGGATGCGGCTTCCGAGAAGCGTGACTTCCTGTTCAAGCTCGACCCGGACGCAACCAAGCGCAGCAACCACCTGGCCCGCTTTGCGGCCCTGGCCATGGTGAGCCCGGAGGTTCGTGGGATGCTGACCTTTGTGCTGGAAGCCCGCTCTCCGGCCAAGGCCAGTGGCTTCTTTGAGAAGCTCGAGCAACTCTTCAAGAACGTGCTGTCCTGGTTTGAAGCCAAGGTCACCAAGTCCTTTGTCGGTCAGCAGGCCGATGAACGGGCTGCGTCCCTGGTGAACCAACTCATCGACATTGAGGCCAAGCATCGTGATCGTCTGCAAAAGGCGCAGAGCAAGTTTGACCCCATGGCCCCTGTAGACAAGGCAGCCAAGAAGGGTATGGAAGTCGTGCGCAAGAAGGTGGCCGAATTCGGTTCGTCCAAGTTCTTCAAGCAGAGCAAGTACGGTGTGGTCCGGGCCACGGGTTCGGTGTCAGCCTTGATTGCCAACGACCGGGTGAACTACCTGCTGGATGCCATCAACGAGTTCCGCAACCAGAACTTCAAGGGCGAGCAGCAGGGTTTCCTGATGGGCATTCTCAACGACGTGCGTGGTCCCAAGGCGCTCTTCGAGCAGCTGCTGCGTCTGTCCAAGCACAACGAGAACCTGCGCAAGAAGGCGATCGACGGTACGGGCAAGCTGACCCTCTCCATGTTCCGGGACAACGGCAAGAAGCTCACCACCGAAACCAAGAACGCCATCACCCAGATCTTCCTGCGCTCGGGTGCCCATGTGCTGCTGGATGACTTCTCCATGCAGGACATTGCCAACCTGCTGAGCAATCCGAAGGGCATGGATCAGGCGATCAAGTCCTACACCGATGTGCTGGCAGGGGAAGCCAATGCGGCCTACTACGAGAACCAGTCGAAGGTGCTTGGTTACTACCTGGCCACCGGCAAGACCCGTGGGCCGTTACTGATGTTGAATGCGGGCAACATCGCACGCCTTCTGGGCACCCGGCATTCCGGGACGGTTGCGGAGCGTGACGCCCAGCGGATCGAGAAGACGGTGGATGTGCTGAGCACGCTCTACGCGCTCAAGTACAACAAGGGATCGGCCCGGTATCTGGCCCAGCAGACCCTGCTAGAAGAGATGGCACGCACCGATAACATGGGTAATGGCGTGGAAGGGCTCCTCCACGTGCATCGTGCCCTGGAGGAGGAGTCCCGTGATCGTTTGTTCTCAGGCAACGAGACGCTGATGCAGAAGGCTTATGTGCCGGAGATCGTGAACCCGCACGTGGAGCTGCGGATGGTCACCAAGGCAGAAGGCCGCCTGCTGGAAGACCAGGGCTTTACCCGGGTCCATGCGATGAGCCGTGACAATGCGGATACCGTGCGCGAAGGCTCGGTGCTCTACGCCCGCAACGGAGGCGGCCAGATGCCCTGGCAGACCGGGATCATGTCCTACACCGGTCTGGGTGCGAAGGGTACGGAATCGATCGACACTCAGATGACTGGCTCGAATGCACCTTCCATCGGGATCAACAAGCGGGCTGGCATCGACACCCTCTTCACGGCTAATCCTGGCTTTGATCCTGCGAAGGTCAAACGGACCTTCCTGGCTCCGATCATGGATGGGGACGGCAACGTGTCCAGCTGGCGCTACCTGATGGAAGCCGACACCCGGGACAACGTGCTCGAGCGGAACAGCCAGTTCGACCAGGTGATGGGCAAGCTGGCCGGATCCATCGTGGACAAGGAAACCACCCAGGAGCACAACAGCACCGTGGTGAAGGCCCTCCATGAGGAGTACCTGGCCGACAGCGCCCGGAACATGAATCAGTTCCTGCTGGTGGGTGAAGACAGCACCGATCCGCAGCTGCAGCAGATCTACCGCATGCTCCCTGAAGCCACCCGTCGTGAGATCGAGGACACATGGGACATGAAGGGCATGTGGGTACGGGTTGAGATGATCGACCTTGTATTTGGTTACCGGAAGCTCACCCTGTCATCGGCCTTCGACAAGGCTGCCCAGGACCGTACTCCGGTCGAGGCAGTGTTCGTGGGCTTCGTGGAAGGGCTGGCCACCTACGTGGGCGAGATGAAGTACCCGGGTGATCGTCAGAAGGCTCAGGCATACGCCAAGCGTGCGGGCATGCTGATCCGTAAAGGTGAGCGTGCCTGGCAGGAGATCGTCAAGGAGGTAAAGGACGTAATCGTGATTCGAACGGGCACCGTGCTGCTGTGGAACGTGGTCAGCAACATGACGCTGCTGGCTGCCCAGGGTGTTGGCTTCAAGGACATGACCCGACATCACGCGGTGGCCTACAAGAGTGCAGCGGCTTACCAGCGGGATTCGGATGAGCTTGATCAGCTCAAGGGCCAGATCGAAGCGGGTTATGTTATGGGTGGCGTGAAGGAAGTGCGTCGTCGTATCACCGAGCTCGAGGACGCAATTGCACGCAACCCTGTCCGGGATCTGATCGAAGCCGGCATGCTGCCTTCCATCGTGGAAGATGTGGAGACGGAGGAAGACCCCTACTCCTACAAGACGCAGCTCACCCAGAAGCTGGAGAAGTACACCTCGAAGGTGAATCCTCATGTGATGGGTGCGCTCAAGCATGCCACCGTGGCCCGGGGCACGCCGCTCTACAACTTCCTGCACCGGCAGACTCAGCTCAGTGACTTTGTGGCTCGGTACACTTTGTATCAGCACCTGACTACTCGGAAGGAGAATCCGCTCTCCCGGCAAGATGCACTGCATCAGGTATCTGAAGCGTTCATCAACTACGACATCCCCATGCACCGCACGATGCAGTACATCGACGACATGGGCCTTGCGATGTTCAACAAGTACTTCTTCCGGATTCAGCGTGTGCTGCTCAAGACCAGCAAGGAAAACCCTGCCCGTGTCCTGGCCATGCTGTTGATGAAGAACTACTTGGTCAACATTCAGACCGTGCTGGATTCCTCTGCAATCCATCACATCGGGAACAACCCCTTCAGTTCGGGAGCGCTTCAGCTGCCCTTTTTGATGGATGACCTTCTTACCAGCAAGCTGGGAATGGGTCTGCTTAAGTGAGGCAAAGGACTCCCCCAGAAGGGGAGTCCTTCAGCTCACGACGTTACGGCGGTTTCTTTTTGCTGGACATTGCGTACATGAGCCCGTAGGCCACCAGTCCCAACACAACCGCACCCATAAGAAGGATCCGAAGGATGACCCAGACGGTGACCGCAAGTGTCACCAGGGCCATCACAGCTCCCACGAAGATGGAGGCCAGGACCAGGTAGTACGCCCAGCGAAGGGCGTTCCACATGATCAGCCGAAGAGGCTGCTCACCTTCTTGGCCGGCTGGGCTTCCGCTTCGTTGGCGTCCTCGGCAGCCGGCACTTTCACGACCACTTCAGCTTCAGCCTCGGCTTCCACCGGAGCTGGAGTGGTGGGAACGGGCTCAGCCACCGGAGTACGGGCGACCTGTACCGGCTTCTGGGTCGGGGGGGTGACCTTGGCTTCGGCAGGCGCTTCCTGGGCGTTCTTCACCGGGGTCAGGGCAGGAGCCGGCATGGCACCGCTACCGGCTTCCACGATGTCCAGGGAGGCGGACAGACCGACTTCACCACGGCCAGCGGTGAAGGAGACTTCCACGTCCTTGCCGTTGAGGTTGATGCCCAGGCCGGCGATGTAGTTCTTCACGGCCACTTCGATTTCAATTTGCTTGATGATGATTTGCATGGTTGGGGTTTCCTTGTTCAGACTGCCTTCAGGAGAGGCAGGAATTGTTGAAAGGTGTTGCAGCGCACGCCTGCGTAGATCGCAGCGATTGCGTCGGCCATGTGCTCGGCCTTGGCTTCAGAGAGAACGTCTGCTCCGTGTTGTTTGTAGGTGGGCCAGTTGGCTTCTGGATGCTGGGCCGTGGCCCATCCGATCATCTCGCGTTTGGTGGCAGTCTTCTTACCGAAGGAGGCCATCTTCACTTCGGTGGGGGTAACCTCGAAGAACGGGATACCCGTTGCTCGGAGTGCCCCCAGGACGCCCACACAGATACCGTAGGAAGCCATTGCCCTTGCGGACTGGCTACCTACTGGCACTTCCACGAAGATCACCTGAGCGCCTTTGGCTGCGGCCAACGCGCCTTCTGCAAGCTGCTTGGCCGATTCCAGATCCAGGCTGTTTTGACGCACCTGTTTGCCGGTGGGTAGCACCGGGCAGATCACGTCCAGATTGACGATGTGGAGAGACGGTGACGGCCCAGAGAGGATCTCTCCCTGAGCTATGCCCCAGTTCCTAAGACTGGGGTCGAAGCCCACGACCTTGAAGGAGTCAGTAGATGGTCGGGGCAGCGGCATCGGCAGGAGCGGCTTCCTCTTTAACTACTTCATCGGGGGTGTAGCCGAAGGGCAGCGTGCCCAGGTAGTGCAGACTGAGCTCGAGACCCAGCCTGTATCCCAGGAGCACGTCGCCGGAGAGGGTGATCTGCTCTTCTTCACCGACCTTCACTTCTACGCCTTCTGGCACGGCCAGGAAGTGATTGATGGTGGCGATCTGGCGGTGATGCCAGTTGAATAGCAGTGCACCGAACTCATCGACGGACTTGATCTGATGGTCAGCACCGTTCACCGGAGCTTCTTGGGTGGATGCCTCGGCGGCCTGGTCTTGGGTGTTGTTGTCGTTCACTTGGTAGATTTCTTGAGTTGGTGGTGTTGTTCAGCGAGGAGGTAGCCTTCAAAGGCCCAGGCATTATCCCGGGCATCGGCGTAGCTGTCCTCTTCGCCCAGATGTTTCTTGAAGTTGTCCTTGCTCACGCAGGACGACTCACCACGGACGGTTAAACCGTTGGCCATGGTGAGTTGGCAAATGGTGGTGCGCCCGTTAGGCATCACCACGTAGGGGGCATCCTTGATCTTGGCTTCGAGGGCCTTGGGGAGGGCGGGTCCATTTAGTCTTTCTGAGGTTGAAATTAAAAAAGCCCCAGTCTCCTGGGGCTCTCTTGGTTGGGGTGTGTAGTGGCTTAGCTGAACAGGCTGGCAGTAGGCTTCTTGCCGGCCGGAGTGCCACCAAACAGGGTGCCACCGGAAGCCTTGGGCATGCCAGCGGTGCCAGCACCAGCAGAGGCGCCTTTCGACTTGTTCTTCACCTTGCCTTCCCACTTGTTTTTCCACTGGCCGATGAACACGGCCTCTTCGGCTTGGGCACGGATCTCGGCGGTGGTCTTGTTGTCACGGGCACGGAAGAACTTGTCGATCTCGTTCTCTTCACGGGTTTCACCCGTGGCCTCGTACTTGCCGGTGACATCGTTCTTGCGGTTCTTGTCCACGGTCTGCTTGAGGACGCCGGCCACGATTTCCTGGCCCAGCAGATCGACGATCATCGGCACCTTGGTGGGCACTTCGGACTTGCTCTCGTAGTTCCACATCTTGATGACCTTTTCCTCGGTATCGAGGGCGGAAATCTCCTTGCCGACGGTCAGCAGGCACAGGGCGTTGGCAGCGACGAAGCCCGGGAGGTAGCGCTTCTCACCGTCCTTCTCGAAGTAATTCTTGCAGCCCTTGTCGGTGCCGGAGGTCATCCAGAAGGTCTGACGCAGCTCACGGCCATCGTCGGTCTTCAGGGTCACGTTGAGGGACAGGGCACCGGAAGCGGCCTTGCCCAGGTAGGCCAGATCGACGGTGAACTTGTAGGCACCGGAGTCGAAGAGGGAGAAGCCACCGCCAACGGAATCACGTTCGTCGGCAATGGTGTCGTCGGTGGCGAGAGAAGCGAGCATATTCATAGTCTTGGTTTTCCTGTTTGAAATTGGTTTGGTTCTGTTGTGGTTGGGGGGTGATTACTCTGAATAGTAGGCATGCAGCCGATCCATCACGAGCTGCGCGTTGTTGTCCGTGTAGGTTTCCTGGGTGGAGAACATGCCCAGGGGACCTCGCAGACGTTCACCAACTGTTTCCTTGGTGAGTTTGGTCTGGAAGACGTACTTGAAGCCAAGGGCCTCTTCTTCCGTAGTGATGTTGAGGAGGTCGGACTTGTAATCCTTGAGAGCCTTGAGGGGCAGCTTCTTGGTGGCGATTACCAAGGAGAAGTAACTTTCACATTGGCGTTCGTACAGGTGCGCTACTTCCTGTACCGGGACTTACCCAGCTCATGGTTTCCCATGAGATCAGACTATATCTTCCACCCAGTGGGTGGCCTTCCGCTTCCCTCCGCTTGGAGGTACTCCCTTACGGGATAGTCGTTGAACTTTCCAAAGGTTTAGTCATCCCGTGATTGGGAATTTAGTCCTTTGGCTTAGCTGCTGATTACCTTATGCAAAAGATCCAGTAGCACTTAGGCTTCCCAGCAATTCAAAAGGTTATTGCCCACATATTGCTATGCGGCGGGACTGAATTGGTTAATCCCGTTGTTCTTGATCGCACCCTTCACGGGCACCTTGGTCTCCATCACCATCTCACCCTCGTTGAGGGCGTCGGCGGTGTGGGCCAGGAAGATCACGTTCTTCGTGGACTTGGCCACGTAGTTCTGCATCAGGGCCTTGTAGTACTGGGCGAAATCACCCCAGGCCTTCTGGGTGTTGGCGCTGTTGTAGACATACAGGCTCTCGTACATATCCATCAGGTAGGTCAGGGTATCGACCACGATGGTGTGCACGTCAGGCATGCCCTCGGCGGCCTCGAATGCCTCGTAGACCTGGAGCGGATCGGTAATGGTGAACTGCTTGAACTTGGCTCGGAACGGCAGCTTTTTACCGGCCTCGCAGTTCAGGTACATCACGCCTTCGGGGTTTTGCAGGCCAGCCAGGCAGGCGGACTTGCCAGTGGCTGACTTGCCGGCGATCAGGACCAGGTTATCGTTAACGGGTTGGGTCATTGGGGTTCCTTTTTGTAGATCCATTCAAGCCCCCGGAGGGGGCCTGTGACTTGGATCAGGGGATGGCTTTCTTGGTGATGGCTTTGGCTGCGGAAATCATCACAGTGCTCATGATCTCAGCTTCATCCAGTTTGTCGGGCATTTTGCTGTTAAGGCCCACGACACGGGAGCGGACTCCCTCGAAGTCGAAGCCGGCATCCACCAGGATCATGGCAAAGCGGAGCAGCATGTTGTTTCTGTTACCGTCTCCTGAATTCCTTAGAAGCCAGCGCTCCAGGTTGTCCATGGATTGCTGGCTGTCCATCAGGGCCTTGCGCTCTTCGTTCTTGCTGGTCTTCGGGATGAAGGGTAGCACGTCGAGCAGCGCACCGTCGTTGTACTCAAAGTGGCCGTTGTGACTGAGCCACTTGCGAGCACGCTGGCCGGTTGCGTCATCGACCGGGAACGGCAGCCACTCGTAGATGCTGGACATGAACTCCTTGTAGTCCTTGGCATCGAGCTTGAGCACGTGGCTGGTGGGTAGAATCAGCCGGAAACGGTTCTCCTGATCGGTGTGCCGCTTGGTGGTGTAGAGGAGGAATTTGTAGTCCCTCATCAGCATCCGCACAGTGGAGAGATTCACCCCTCCATCCACATCGATCACCACCAGGTTGAAACCCGGCAGGCAGTTGTCCTCGTTCCGGTAGCCCCCGTTCAGGTGATGGCTCACCCAGTGGAGGCCCTGGGCCTGGGTCAGCATGTGCATCTTGTCGAACGGGGCCAACTCACTCTTGTAGTCCGTGGTGATGTCCTGGCTGTAGGCCACGATCATCTTGGACAGATCCGTCTCCTCGAGCGTCTCACCACGGAAGAACTCGATCCCATCAGAGAAAGACTTCTTGATGATGATGTTGTTCTTGTAGCCGTAGGCGATGGCCAGGGCCATCATCTCTGCCTTCTGGGATGCGCCGCCCTTGTAGAACGGCAGATCCTCCACCAGGTCGGCCTGGGTAACATCAGCCTTGCAGGTGGCCACGTACTTGGCCAGCTTCACGTAGGGACGGTCACGGCTCAGCATCTGCTGGAATGCCTTGCCCGATTCCTCGGTGAGCTTGATCGCGTTGTGCAGGTGCCCCAGCGTCAGCTCCGGTGAGTCGTCGATGAAGGCGTAGGCCCCAGCCAGCTTCAAGGCCTTGAAGTAGCGGTGTGACATCTCCGCTTTCTTCATTTCCTCATGCTCGGCATAGGTTGCGGCCTGCTTCTCGCACGCCAGCTTGTACTCGATGAGCGCAATGCTGGTGCCCTTCTCCATCGTCAGCCGCTTGTTCACGTTGATGATGTCGGCCAGGTTGTAGAGCTTGTCCGAGAGATCCTCCAGGAACTGGGGGTTGCTGCCTGAGGTGTTGAGCTCATAGATCTGCTCAGCGGTCAGACTGGTGTTCTTGCCCGACCCACGCAGGTAGCCGAAGAAGCAGCGCCGTGCGTAGCCGGTGTCCAGCATGGCGTAGAGCTGCTGCTCGGTGGTGGCCCCATCGAAGAGCTTGGAGGGCGTGCCGAACATCATCAGGTTGGTCGGCGTCGCTCCCCGGATCTCCTCAAACCGAGAGTTCTCGGTGGAGCTCTTGACTAGCTTGGTCTTGATGCGGCCCTTGTCGAAGAGCTCGAGGAAGGTGGTCAGCACCTCGGTGTTACCGACGAGGTTCAGGCCGATCTCATCGATCTCCAGGTTGAGGGAGCCAGCATCGGCCATCAGGAGCTTGTGGCGCATCTGCTTGACCGCAGGACTGGTGCCAGAGTCAAACGAGAACAGCAGGGAGCCAAGGCTATCAAACTCCTTCTGCACACGCACCAGCTCCTCGTCCGGGTCCGAAGACTTACGCTGGGCACGCTTCACGGCCAGCTTGGGAAGGTTGGTTTCAGCCAGGATCGGGAACGTTTCTTCGAGGAAACGATCACGAAACTGACCCATCACCTGCTCTTCGATGATGTTGGTGGAGTGCCCCTTGCCAAAGCCAGAGGTGGCCAAATTAAGAGCGTACATGTTCACCGGGATGTCGCCCCGATCCGGGGTAGCGATAGTGCAGCGCATCTGGCTAGCTGCCACGGTGAAGTAGTAGGCCACCAGCACACGAAAGAACAGCGGCTCCGTGTTCTGGGTTTTGCTGCACAGAATGTCCACCAGCTTCTCAGAAGTCGGGTGGAACTCCATGTCTTCAACTGCAAGCATTATGGTTCCCTTCAGGCGTCACCGATGGCCGAGAAAGCACACCTCCATTTGAGGATGTCTTCATCGTTCCACCAGGCTTCACCAAATTGATTGTGATGGTCTGGAAGTTTGTGAGGCCGATCGGCTTCACATTCCAGGATGACTGTTCGGCCTGTTTTCATGGCCCAAGCCATGGCACCCATCAATGTGGTGAAGCCGCGTACTGGAGCTTTGATAGCCCCTGTTTCCTTGTACTTTTTGGCCTTGCTCTGTGTGGTCACATGAAAAAGTATCAAATCAAATCTCCAAGTCCCCACTAGCAACTAGAGCGTCCTTTTGTGTGCAGACGGAGAAAGCAGCGCAGTACTTGCAGGCCGTCGCTTTTCCAGGCTTCTCCACGACGACGCCCACCTGACCGTCTTCCATGAAGCGCTGGTGGGCCTCCTGGTACGTCTCGAAGTTCTTGGTGCTACGGGTCATTTTGGTCGGATTCTTGTAGTACTTGAACTCCGGCGTGGTTCTCCACAGATCCTCGTCAGTACATAGGGGGATGTCTTTCTCGTCCGCGTGCCAATAGCGCTCAATGTCCCGAATCTTCCGAAGCACGTAGGCATCGGTTTCCTGATAGGACTTGAGTGGGATGATTCGCTGCTGGATTCGCTTTTGCGGGTAGTTGGCATCCGCCCGGGCCTTGGCAGCCGACCAGTCCGTAAAGATGAACTGAATGGCCATTTCGTCCTGGGTGATGATCTTCGGGTTGAGCCAGCGGTAGATGCTGCCCTGCCAGCTGTACTTCTCGTCGTTGGTGTGATTGATCGCCGTGTAGACACTGGTGGACTTGAAATCCTCCAGCCGGCCATCACCCACGAAGTCGTACTTCCCGGAGATCGTGTACTTCTCCACCTTGCGGCTGGAGCGCTGCTCCATGTAGATGGGGATGATCCCGTCCTGTAGCTCTTCTGGCTTCGGGTTGATTCGTATCTGGCTGATCACCCGCTTGGGCAGGCCCAGGGCCGAGAGCGCCGTGGCGTGGTGCTCCTTCCAGGCCCGTTCGATCCCGTCGTGAATGGCCGTGCCCATGCGGGAGCTGACCATGGAGGTAAGATCCACCACGTTCTCCGTTTCCGGCACCCGTGCACTCAGAACGATCTGCCGCACGGGCTTGATCAGGGTGGTGGCCGAAATGGTGTTCGGATCGTCGTTGTGATCGTAGTGGTCCGTGGCCAGGAATACTGCCAGGGATAGCGGAACGGAAGAAACGTTGGAATAGCGAGTCATGGGTGCACCTTTCTGAGTGGTTCCAAAAAAGCGCAGGGACTGCGCCTGGGGGGTTAAATGAAAGCGATGTGGACGGAGAGCTTCCAGATGATGACCGTGTAGAGCACACGGCCTTGGGCGTCTTCTGTCTTGCCGATGCGGAGGAAATGCGTTTGCAAACTCCCCCGGTCGGAGAGCGTGCTCCACCCTTCCTTGGCAATAGTCCATTGGGAAAACAGACGGCCAATCGAGAGGTAACGGCTCTTGTTCGGACAGCGGAATAGCTTCCCCTCCCGCTCGAAATGCTCTCGAGGGGTCATGGGTGCCTTTCAACAACGTGGGTTCAGGCCGGCTCCGGGTTCAGCTGGAGCCAACGGGTCAGGGTGTCCCGGGCTTCCTTGATGTCCTTGAAGGCAGACTTGCCACCAGTCCGGACACCGGAGAGCAGGATCTTCTTGCTGGCATGTTGGAGCGCACCAGAGGGATCCTGGATGTTGAAGATGTGATGTACGGCATACACATCAATCTCATCCAGGTGACTCACATCCTTGTAATACGCGGGATACTTCTGGGCGAGGGATTCCACTTTTTCACCGGCAGAGCTACGGATCAGAGCCCGCCGAGTGGAAGCATCAAGAATGCGCATGCAGTGCCCACAGAAATCTTCAGCGGGAAGGGCCTGGTCACCACAACCAATGGTCTTGCAATCGGACATTCAGTTTCCTTGTGTTGGGTTGATGAAATAACGATTGAGCAGCTTCAGAGAAATTTTCCAGAAGTCCCTTTCATTCCTTTCTTGGTTTGAAGAAGCTGCTCAATGGTTAGGACTGGTTACGCCAGTCAGTCGGGCTTTTCATCATTGCCATTTGCCAGATGTAAGGAGTTAATGCGGGCCACATTCCGATGATGAGCCGGATATATGAAGAGGGGAGTCTATCCCTCTACCCTTGTTGATGCGAACACCAACACTCAAACAGTACTCAGTCATAGGTGACGCAATCACCCTGCTGCCGTTTGCGATACGTTTTACTGTTTGAGTGTTGGCCCCCGTCTTTCCGGGGTGTCAGGAGGCTTTCACTCCAGCCAATCAAACCTTGCGGTGATTGATCTGCCCGGGATTTGAAATCCCAGGACTTGCATTACAAGAAGACGAACCAGCGATGATCTTGGGGATTGCCCACGATGTCCCAGCCATTACCGTTCACGTCCTTAACCCCGTTGCCGTTGTTGCCCAGGAACTCACGGGCCAGACGGCGGGACTTGAAGAACTTGACGGGCTTGCCGCTCACGAAGTCACCCACAGGGGTTTTCATCTTCTTGGGGATGGGGCTCTTGGTCGGCTTGCCGGTGGCTTGTACCTTCGGCAGGACGATCGGGCTGGTGGGTTTGACTGCTGGAGTTTTGGGTTGTAGGTAGGTTAGGTATGTTTTGGTGAAGGGGACACCAATCTTGGCCCAGTACAGGACATCCGTGCCGCCCACCAGCTTGCGATTGACTGACTTGGACTGGATGAAAATGTCGAAGTCACCGTGATCCCCCGGGTGCAGACGCGCGTTCTTGTCAGTCGGCAGGCCGATCATCTGGCGGGCTTTCTTGCCTGAGAACACCTTGCCAGTGGCGCGCTCACGAATGGCAATCAGCTTGGTGTGTGAGACACGACTTTCGGTCTTGGTGAGTTGGTAGAAGGCCGAGCCCTTCAGGTACTCCATGCGGTAACGTAGGATAAAGGGGTGTATTTCGATGCCCGTGTCCGCATCCGGCACCACGTATAGGGAGACTTCTCTGGAGATGTCGGTCAGGGCCGAGGTATCGACCTTGTGGGTATCCGCGTAGAAGGTGGTGGAAGACCTGGCACCGGAGGAGCGTGAGGTGAAGTAGGTACCCATGGCTTGCTGGGCCACTAAGGTGGCCTTGTCCATCCCGTCCAGGGTGGTTTCCCATTCCTGGATGTTGTTCTCCGGCACGCCCAGGTGGTTCACCATATGGCGGCTACCTTTCGGAACACGGAACACGAAGGTCCAGCGGCCCGTCTCCTGCATCTCGCAGATCAGCGCCTTGATGAGGCAGTCGTTGTACTTCTTGGAGCCGTACTCTTCACCATCCGTGGTAATGAAAACCAGGAAGGATACGTCCGGGCTCTCGTAATCCGGCAGGCTCTGGAAGAGCTCGATGATGTTGCCGATGCCATCGTAAAGCGGGGTGAAGCCATTGGCAGCCCAATGGCTGACAGGCTTGAGGACGTGCGGGTTGGAGAGCACTACCTGTCGTTCAACAGAGTAGCCCTGCATGCCAATGCCGACCGTGGACACCACGGTGTCCAACATTTCACGGCTGGCCGCATCCTTCACAGCAGTGATCATGGCGTTGTAGTCCCTGATGGCAGCCTCCGCCAGATAGTCCATGGAACTACTATGATCGTTCACGAAACCGATATAATTCTTCATCGGATGTCCTTAAGTTATTGAAATGGATTGAATTGTTGGTGACCTGCTATCGCTCTATTTGGGCATTGAGCTGCGTGTCGTGGTTTTCAGCCGTCGAGGATCCTGGCACGTCCATGTTTGCCTTTTACCTTTCAGGAGCCGCACACGTCATTCCTCTGGTGTGCTTGTCGTCAAAGCTACTTCCACCAACATCGAAACTGCGAGTTACTAACCTGCCCGTGGCCTTTGGGTGGCATTACTTCGCAGAGGTGATCTTTTTCAGGTTGCGATCCTGAGCCTGACCGTATAACTGCCTTGCTCTATTCACACGCAGCTTCGATGTTGGTCCTCCCCGGAGGGAGGGCACGTGCATAGGAAATGGGGAGTTTCTATGCACGTCCTGGAGGTCATGTATGGAAATCGGTGATTCCTTTACATGACCTAGGCCTTAGTCATCGATGCGCTTGATCGGGAACGGTAGGGTCTTGTCGCACTTCTTGGCCTTGTGGGCATGAGGATGTTTGAGGGGTTTCTTCATGGTTTCCTTTCTGTGGGTTGAATGCCGCTGTTTCCCGGCTGCCAGGGGTTTAGGCCCGCCCTACCCAAAAAATGGTGGAACGCGGGGAGACTTGAACTCCCACTGTCCTCATGGTAAGCATTGCGTCTTGCCAATCCGATGCTCCTACGGTTACTAGCCGTGCATGTGCCACACCTGTGCGCGTCCCATTTTTGACAGATCGTTACAGCCCCCGGAGGGGGCCTTTTCACTACGCCGAGCAGGCGATGCACTCGTCCTTCACCACCACACCACTGCGGGAGTAGATGTAGTACTGGGAGAGGCAATCGGGATGCAGGATCACGGAGGACATGAGCTCGGCCACCAGATCTTCCGAGCCGTCTTCGGGGACGTAGAAGTTCAGGGACTGGCCTTGGCAGGTCCACTTCTGACGCTGGACGGCATGGCGGAAGAGAATCCGCTGGTCCATCTCGAAGGCGTTGAGGAACACCCGCTTTTCCTCATCGGTGAGCCAATCGACGTGCTGGACGCTGCCCAGGTTGTCGATAATGTCCTGCAGAGTGGCCTCGTTGTAGACGCCCTTCTGCTTCATCAGCTCGTAGATCACCGGGGTGATTCGGCGCAGCTCACCGACGCTGGAACCGGCATCGAAGACCATGCCTGGGTCCGGGAACCAGGACTCACTGACACCGCCCATGAGGAGGGCCGTGGTCTTGGTTGGTGCGTAGGCCGTGCGATGCGTGTTTCGCACCCCGTAACCCTTGCACCACTCCGGCTCACCGTACTCCTGCGCCAGCCACTGGCTTGCCCGCAGCGTCTCGTCATGCAGATGCTTGGCGATCTCGTTGGACAGGAACTGGGCCTCCAGGCTGATATAGGGGATGCCCTTCTGCTGGAGCATGGTGTGAAACCCCATGACACCCAGGCCGATGGCTCGGCCCTTCTCGGTGAAGGCACGCACCTTCTCCATGCCGGCCACGCCCTGGCTGACTGCCAGGAACTCGGAGCACAGACAATCCAGGAACACGGTGGCAATGAAGACCGAATCACTTTCACGGATACGGTCCCAATGCACCAGGTTCAGAGACGAGAGGATGCAGGAGTAGGTCAGCGCCTCGCTCGAGTGCAGCATGATCTCGGTGCAGAGGTTGGTGGCCACGATCTCCAGTCCATGGTCCACATACATCTGAGGACGGTGCCGGTTGGCTTTGTCCACGCAAAAGATGTAGCCCTTGCCGGTGACGAGCTTCACGTAGAGCGCCTTGTTGAAACGGCGCAGCGCATCCCCATCACCGGCCTTCAGTCGCTCCACGAAGCTGTCACGAACCGTCCAGCCGTAGTTCCGGCCATTCGGATCGGCAAGCAGCTTGTCGATGGCTTCATCCCAGTCAGGGTGCTCGATGTCCAGGTAGGCACCGATCGAACCTCGACGGCTACCACCCTGACTAATCTTGCTGGCTGCGGTGAAGAAGTCGTTGATGACTTCCACAGGGCCGTTGGCAAAGCCACCTCGACTGATGGGGGCACCACGCGGACGGATGGAGCTGAAGTCCGCACTGGTGCCGAAGGCGTACTTGGACAGAAGGGCGGTTTCACGCAGGTTCGAATAGAACGAATCCACGTCATCCCCGATCTTCTGGCCCGAGCACGAAACCATCATGCCCCGGTTGGTGCCGGTGTTGCAGAGCGCAGGTGAGGCCGGAGACAGCACGCCGTCCCAGAGCTCACGGAAGAAGTACTCTTCCCACTCGGCTTCCCGGCCCACCATGTGGCGGGCCAGGGTCTTGGCAATGACACGGTGACGGTCCAGCAGACCCTCTTCACCGGGGACGACGTTCTTCTTAAAGATCTGCCAGCCCTGGGTGGTGTACCAGGACGGCAGCTTCCCTGCAGCCTGCAGTGCCTTACGTTCCTGCGAGAGCTGCTCGAATTTCTGGATCGTGGCGGAATCAGCACCCATGATCTCAAATGACATTGGCGAGTTCCTTCCTGAAGGTGAGTTTGTGCTTGGCCCAGTTCCGGGTGTATTGCAGCTGGGTGGCCACAAAGAAATCCGGCACCTTGACCGTGGAGAGTTGCTGGTAGAACCAGCCCGAGATGACACCCTTTTCGTGACCGAACATGGGTGGCATTTCCAGACGGTTCAGGACCACATCGATCCGGTCCGCCAGGAAGTGGTTGAGCTCTTCCTTGGTGACCACCCGGTTGCCCGGGATCTCGAAGAGCAGATCGTTGATGCGCCGCTCATGTGCATACACAGTTTCTGCCATCCGCCAGATGCGGGTCTTGATGAATTCCTCATCGATCACACCGTGCTTGCCGGCGTCCTTGCGTTCAGCCTTGCACTGACGGAACAGGCGGGCCGAAGCGATGCTGTGGAAGTTCTCGTCCTTGGCCGAACCATCGATCCCGGACACGAAGTGTGGGATGAGGTTGAATCCTCGGGAGTTGAAGCCCTTGAAGAAGCCAAAGGCAGTGAAGAGTACTGCTCCTTCGAGAAAGGCCAGGGCTGCGGTGACCTCGAGGGCATCATGGCTTGAAGCACATTCGTTGATGAAAGCGATGCGCTCGGCCAGGATCGGGTCTTCCTTCCAACGAGTGTAAAACTCGTCGGTGGCGTTCCCCATCACCTCGTTACCAATGTTGTAGAACGGGGCATGACTGCCTAGCTCGACGTTGGCAAAGCAGGCACACATACGCTGGATTTCGGGCCTGGGGAACAGTCTGGCAATCTTGCTCCCCCACAGATCCTCACCGCCGATCATGAGTTCGTACTGGGTAAGAACAGATTGTGCGGTAAGCACACCATGGCGCTCGGCTTCATTGAGGCCAATACGGAAGTCGGCTTCGTCTTCTTCGACGCCTAGTTCTTCTGCAGGCCAAAAGATGCTTTGCTGTTCGTGAGCCATTTCAGCAGCCCAGGGGTATCTCGCAACATACGAATCGGTGGGTGTCTCGATCTGGCTCAGATACGGACGTTTTTGCATAGGTTGAATGACCTCCCGGGCAGACGAAAAAAGGACCAATGCTTCCCCCGGGAATTAGGAGGCACTCGTCCTTTGCGTTTCAGTGGTGGAACCCTATTCCTGTTTCCACCTGTTCACAATAGGGGCCGATTAAAAAACTCGAATCAGTAGTCACCCTTCGTGAGGGCTGCCCAGCTCACCGGAAAGAGCGGGGCAATGATCTTGTCCACCTGTTCAGCCAATTCCTGGGTTTCCTTTTGAGCATGGGAATCGCTGCGCTGGTTGTAGAAGTTGGCGAAGGCGTAGAGGGAACCCGTCCACACCCAATGCACTTCCACACCCTGGGGGAGAATGAAACGGGCCTGTTCGGGACACACCCCGTCTTCGATCATCAGCTCATAAAGCTCAATGGCTTCAGAACACTTCTTGATGTAAAGGGCTCTCCAGGAATCACTTCCGGGGTGCTCCCCTGCACTGCCTTGCTTCACATTGGCAGCTGCCCAACGGAAGTGTTCAGGAACGTACAGACCGGGAGTGGAGCTGATGTAACGCCGACTCTCCTCCGATTCCACGAGTCCGATCTTGTGCTTAAACTTGATGTTCACAGGGGGTCGTTGATCCCCTGCCGTAACGCGGATTGGTACACGTAACAGCTGCATGTTTCCATGCAGAACAGACTATATCTTCACCTTCGATATTACTCGGTCAGGCGCTCTGCGCTTCCGCCCACTTGGGCGTACTCCTCTAAAGGATAGTCGTTGCACCTTCCCCACACTTTGGGGCTTGGCTCAGGATTGTCTCCAGCACCACCTGGTAAGAGTTCCCCTGAATTCACAGAGTTTTGCTTCACACATTTCTGTGCGAACGTGCTCAAGCGGTATGTACTTGTTTTAGGGTTCCAAATACATGAGAGGGTTCTCCATAAATCGTTTGTCTAACTTTCACAATATAGGGATTGTTGAAAGTCCACAATGACATGGAGCCGCTTTCTTTAACACTGTCTGGCAATGGGCACCGGAGCTTCCATGCGGATCGTGATGTGGGGATGACCGAAAGGCACCCAATGCTCGGGGATCTTGCGCAGGTAGCTGGCCAGTTCCTTGACCTTCTGACGGTTGGCCAGTTTCATCGGTGAATCAACCTGGGCGGCATAGTCGATCTTGCCGAGATTGAGCATCTCGTTGATCAACTTTTCCCAATCACCAGAGGCCATACCACGGGCCAGGAAGCGAATCAGGTTGGCGTTTTGGGCCTCGGTGTAATTGGCTGCCAATTCGGCAAAAGATTGACGTGCGAAATTAGCCACGTCATTATCGGTAAGATAATGGTTTTCGTAGATTGCTTTCATGGTTTCCCAAAAGAAGGAGAGTGAATGACCTGTACCACAAACGTATGTGGCACTGGAGGGTGGACCGGGCCACTTCCTGGAGATCCGGATAACAACATCAGCCTCATGGCAGTTCCGAAGTACGGAGCCATCGAGGTGTCCTGGACGTATCCGATCACCAACAGCCACGCAGTGGCTTATTTCAAGGTGTATCGAGGAGCCAATTCGGTATTCGAGGAGGCGGTAGAGCTCCGTATTGCTTCCGGCAATGCCTTCTTGGATAAGCTGGCAGTTGGGGATCTCACCCGGTACTACTACTGGATTCGGGTGGTTTCCACCCACGGCACGGAGGCTGATCCGATTGGTCCTGCTTCGGCAGTGGCCCTGCCCCTGGTCAACGAGATCCTGAATGCCATCTCCGGCAAGATCACCTTTGAGCTGCTGGATGCGGACCTGCGAAATGGGATTGAGCGGATTGACCTGTTCGATCGGAACCTAGCCAAGGAGATCTTGGATCGGGTAGCTGGCAATGCGTCCCTGGAGGATGCCTTGGAGCATGTACGATCGGATACGGGTGAAGCCCTGACTTACGCGCTTTCCCGAATCGCAGAGCAGTCCTCGGACACTGAGGCCCTGACCACATCTGTTACGGCTCTGGCTGCTGGTTTGGCAGATGCCCAGGCGGCTATCGTTACCGAGCAAACGGTGCGGGCAACTGAAGATGAAGCCATGGCCAGTGACATCCAGATCCTCTACTCGGGCTTGGAGGACAACCAGGCGGCCATCCTCAATGAGCAGACCACCCGGGTGAATGAGCTGGAAGCCATTGCCACCACGATTAGTGGCCTGGCTGCCCAGTACCAGGACAACTTAGCTGCCGTGCAGACGGAGCAGACGGCTCGGGTGAATGGAGATGCGGCTTTGGCCAATTCCATCACCAGCCTGCAGACGAAGACGGGCACGGACATCTCTGCCCTCAATTCGTCAATCAGTTCGATTCAGACCTCCCTGAATGAGAAGGCCAGTGCCTCACAGCTGAACACCCTGTCCACCACGGTGGCCGGGCAGACCACAACCATCCAGCAGAACTCTACGTCGATCGACGGCATCCTGGCCAAGTACACAGTCAAGATTGACAACAATGGGTACATCACTGGCTACGGTCTAATGTCGTCGAACAACAACGGCACACCTTCTTCGTCTTTTGTGATCCGGGCTGACTCCTTTGCCCTGGTGATGCCGGGGTACGGGAACTACACCCCGTTTGCCATCGGGCCTGTAGGGGTTTCCTTTACCGGCAACACCGTCTGGAACAACGTCACTGGATCTGGCAAGCCCGCGGACAATGCCACAGTAGGTGCCGATGCGACGAATCTGAAGGTTGGGGTGAGCGCAAACCTGCTGCCCAATACTGAGTTCATTGGGGGGTGGGCACCTCACTCCCCTGGTTGGAACCCCGGAGGCTGCGCATTCGACTTTGCCTATGACCCTGACCCTTGGCATCCCATAGGCGTTCGGACCCTCCAGGTATCCCAAGGGCCCCGCACAGGGCAGCAGCACAACGTCGGAATGGACAACTACTTCGGTGGGTACATAGGCACGCCGAGCGTTCCAGTGACGGCAGGCCGTCGCTACGAGTTCAGTGCGCGCCTTGCCTCGGACCACTGTGACTCACGTCTGTTAATTGGTTGGTTTGGGGCTGACAACACCCACATATCTAGTGTGGATAGCGGGTGGGCTGTACGTCGTTCCGGGGGCAACGCTCTGGGTGCAAACTCGTATGGCGACGGGTTCGAACATGTAGCCGTGTTCGGTGTTGCCCCCGCTGGGGCCGCCTATGCCTGCCCTTACTGGCGCCGCTCAGAGACTGACGATGGGTATTCGTCCTCCAACGCATGGCTGTGCCAGCCCTTCTTCGGTGAGGCCCAGGCTACCCAGACCCAGCCCAGCAGCTACATTCCAGGTTACGCAAAAGGTGCTATGTCCGGGGTGGATAAACTCACCTCAGCCAACGTGGCCACTTACATAGACAACGCGGTGATCCAATCAGCGTTCATTGCCGATGCCGCTGTGGGGACCCTGAAGATTGCCGGGGAGGCTGTCACCCTCCCCCGCAGCGCCTATACGGCAGCGGCAATCACCTCAACCTTCGGCTACACCACCTTCATCGATGTGCAGACCTGTTACATCAACGCGGCAGGTGCGCCCGTGATGATCCTTGGTTGTGCAAGTATGTGGATTAACGCAGGCACGCCCAATTTCGGGCTCCGCATCGTCTCCCCTTCCGGGGCAATCCTTTCGGAGTCATTCAGCCAGCCCGCTGACAATTCCTCCGGCACAGCAGTGGAGTCCATGTTCATCGGTGCGGTGAGTAACGAAGTCGGAACCTACAAGCTCCAGGCACGCACGGGCAATACGGCGTACGGCACGTCAGTCTCCAACCGCTTCCTCTCCCTCCTGGCAACCAAGCGATGATCTACTTCTTCGACCCCTGCGGTCGAATTACCCGCGCCCTTCAGGCTCCTCTTGATGAGGCACACCACGTCGCCCAGGAGGGTGAGCAGTGGTTGGAGGCTCCTGAGTTCTATTCGGACTCCACCCACTACATCCAATGGGGCGCATTTCAGCCGTTCCCCCCGAATCCTCACGGACCCCATGGGGTGTGGGACTGGTACAGCCACTCCTGGACGCTCTCCGGGACCGCCCTGGAGGACGTAAAGGCCGAGAAGCGCGCCGAAGTTGATGCGTGGCGCGACAAGGTGCGCTACTCAGGTGTGAGCCTGGGGGGCTACACGTTCGATAGTGACCCCACGGCCATGGTGAACATTACGGGGTGGATGGCGGCAGTCAATGCCGGTATCCCGCTCCCTGAGGGCTTCTCCTGGCGTACCCAGGACAACAACGACATCCCGTTCCAGGAAGAGGACGTGAAGGCTCTTGCGGCTGCCATAGTCCTCAAGACCACGCTGTGCTATCAGCGTGCTTGGGCGCTCAAAGCCCAAATCAATGAATTCACCGACCCTAACAAATACCAGGAGCTGCAAACCCTCGACATCACCACAAACTGGCCCGAATGACCAGCCCTTTCGCCGCACTAGGCCCCGATTCTATATTCGTCGGCATCTTGAAGGACAGTCCGTGGTTTGCGCGATGGCTCTGCCAGAAAGCGGAGTAACGTCCGGTGACGTGTCCGGGCCCACGGCTCCGACATAGGGCGGCCTGCAAAAATAATCGCTAAAAACACCTGTTTATGAAAACAGGTTTTTAGGTTTGCGGTAGCTTTCTGCCGTATGGAGTTTATCGGCGTTATCCCAAAGGATCTGGCGCTTGGGGCGCTCTGGCCCCAGGTTGAAGCCCAGATTGGCAGGGCGATTCCATACGGGAAAGGTGAGTTTTCGCTTGCCGATGTTCGCCAGGGCATCGAGCGCGGCCAGGCTTTTGCCCTGGGCGTCGTGGCAAAAGGTGTTGTCGAGTTCGTCGCCATTGCAACCCCTGTCATCTACCCACAGAAGAAAGTCCTCTACATCCAGTACGGTGCAGGGCGCGGCGGTGTGCGGGCCAAGGAGGCCATGATCTGCGCAGCCAAGACCCTGGGCGCCGACTGGATTGAAACCCGGTGCCGCCCCGCTGTTGCACGCCTGTACGAAAAAGCAGGTTTTGATACGGCGTATCAGGTGGCCATCCTGGAGATCCCAAAATGATCATCACCAAAAACGCCGGCTACGATGCCAGCGGGCGTCGCCGTCTTTTCAAGGGTGGCGGCGGTTCATCCGCAAACTACGCAGGCCTGGAAGACCTCTACAAGGAGCAGGCGGCATCCGCAAAGATGCTGCGAGAGCAGGCGGAAACCTACCTCCCGGGCGCTGTTCAGTCCTACGTCAAAGAGACCAATCAGGTTCTGGATGACGGGTATGTGGACAAGCAGGCAGCCAGCGCGGCAACCGACCTGGCAAATGCTGGTGCCCAGGAGCGGGCGGCCACATCCAGAAGCCTGGCGTCCATGGGCGTAAACCCAAGTGACCCGCGTTTTGCCGGGTCGATGCGCTCCACGGAACTCAGCAATGCAGCGCGCACAGCAGCCGGCAAGAATGCTGCGCGTACGGCAGCGGAGAACTATCAGCTGAACGTAGCCAAGGATGCAGTGGGCACCTTCACGGGCCAGAGCAACCAGGCTGCATCGCAGATGGGAAATGCTGCTTCTGGCCTGGGTAGCATCTACACCTCGCAGGCCAACATGGCAGCAAATCAGAGCGCCCAGCAAGCAAGCGCCGTGGGCTCGTTGGTGGGGGCCGGCATTGCCGGATACGGGATTTACAACTCCAAGAAGGACGGCGGGCGCATTGTGATGCCGGCTGGCCTTCGGCGCCGTGTTGAGCAAAGAGCCATGGGCGGAGGCGTAGGGGGTGGGCAGCAAGGGTTCTTCCAGATGCAAGCCATCACCCCGCCACCCTCGGTACAGGCGCAGCCCAGGGCGGATGCCGTTGGATCTGCGCTGGGCACCGCAAACATGGTGAACGGCCTCTACAAGGCCGGAACGGGGGCCGGCAAGGCCGCTGCTACAAAGACAGCCGAGACGGCAGGCGGGAAGGCTGCCGAGAGTGCAGCTAGCGCAGCCGGGAGCCAGGCAACAACAGATGCAGCATCTTCTGCCGCCAGCGCCGCAACTGCAGATGCAGCAGCAACTGCAACTACGGATGCAGCCGCAACTGCTGCCACAGACGCCGCCGCAACAGGCGCGGCCACTGCTGCGGCAGGAGAGGCGGCTGCTGGGGGGGCCGCCGCCGCCATTGGCGCAGCCAGTGCCGCCCTTCCCTGGGTCGGCGCAGCCTACGCAGCCGGCAAGCTCTTGGATTTTTGGGCCAACGGCGGCGAAGTCGGCACCCAGAACCCGGGGATGACCGAGCGGGAGGCCGAAAACAGGTTTGCGGCAGCCGAAAAATCCGGGGATGTCCGCGACATTCGGGCGGGCGGCAAAGTCCCTGGGGAGTGGGAGGGGAACACCGACAACGTGCCCGCCCTCTTGACGGAAGGCGAGCACGTCATTAACGCAGAGGCTGCGGCCTTGGTGGGCGCCAAGCATCTGGACGAGCTCAACAAAAAGGGGCTCGCCCTGCGGGCCAAGGGATATACCCCGGGGCAAATCATGTCAGGTGCCCGGGGTTTGAAGCGGAGGGCTGTGTGATGGCGGGAAGTGGTCTGGGTATTGCTGCTGGTATCGGTCAGGGGGTGATGCAGGGGCTGAACTTCATGCGCCAGCGAGAGGCTGACCAGCGGGCGGACAAGGTGCTAGACATGCAGACGGAGGTGCACGATGCGCAGATGCAGCAGATTCGGCGCACCCAGGACGATCAGCAGCGCACCGACACCCTGGATCGCCTCAAAACCAACATTGAGGCGAACTACCAGCATCTTCCTGCCCACGAGCGGCAGCAGATGTACATAAAGTATGGAACCGAAATTGGTCGCATGAAGGCTGCAGATCTTGACACAGCCGTAAAGGTTCGCGACCAACTGGCCACTATTGCGACGCCCGACGCGTGGCGGGCGCTCATCGGGGGAAATTCGGCCCCCATGCAGAGCGTCCTGAAAACAAAGGGAATCACCCTGGCCGATGATGGCGGTAAGTACCAGATCACCATGCCAGGCTCAAGCGAGCCTCAGTCCATCGACAAGGAAGGCCTGCTTCAGCTCGATGCCATGGCCACCTACCGCGACCAGCAGGCCGCACAGGTAAAGGCGGCGCTGGATCGCAGAAAGACGCTGGCAGAAATCGGGCTGAAAGAGGCTGACGCACGGCTGAAGGATCGCCTCCCGGTAATCCAGGGGAGTGGCGAAGGGAAGCAGCCAAAGCCATTCGACGCAGTTGAAGGACTGTCCGACTACAACAAGGCCTGGGGGGTTGATCCTCAGACGAATCAGCCCTACACCTGGGCCCCCACGGGGTTTCAGCACTACCAGCAGATGCTGGCCGCAAACCCGGAGATTGCCGGGGGCAAAGACGGGCAAGCCTACATCCTCAACATGTCCAAAGCCCTTGCTACCGGGCAGGCGCAGGCAGCACCGGAAATCAATTCCGACGGGAAGGTGCAGCTGGTCGCATCCTGGCCCGGCGCCGACGGAAAGACATCACCCCGCAAGGTGGTTTTGCAGGGCGCCGTCGATGTGGGCGACCTAAGCCAGATTCAGGGTGTGGGTGGCAAGCAAGTAGTCACGGGCGACCAGTGGGCCCAGATCAGAAGCAATGGAATCGGCTGGTTCAAGACGTCCCACCCTGCCGACTATGAACGCGCCACGAGAGCAGCAGCCAGCCCCGAGGGCATGAGCACGCTTGCATCGCTTGCCCAAAGAAACCCCGATGCGGCGCGTGCCTACAACTTCGCAAAGCTGATCCAGCAGCAGGGCCAGTACGAAGCGCAAAAGCCCCAGCTGCCCCCCTCTGGGAAAGCTGCCATGACGCCCGAGCAGAAGCAGACGGCTCAGGTGCTGGGGATCAATCCTGACGAGCCCGGGCTGATGGATAGCGTCGGAAAGGCCGGAAGCTTCATCGCAAACAAAGCGCGTGGAGTCTATGGCTGGCTCGGGGATTCGGCCTTTGAAAACGCGCTGGCCCGGGTGAGGCGATACCCCGACCAAGCCCAGTTCCGCACTGAGCTATTCCGGCTTGCGAAAGATGACCCTGCGCGACTGGATCGCATCAACAAAGAATTCGGAAAGTAAAAACACCATGGCTGACGATCTGATCAAGGACTTGCAGGCGGCTTATCCGCCCTCCACCTCGCCATCTACCGCCCAGAGCGCATCCCCTGGTTCTTCCGGGGGTGCCGCCGGGGCGGGAGGGGATTACAAGGCCCGGTTTGTTCAGATGATGGCCCCGGTCGCCGAGCGGCTGGGCGCCAAGAACAACATCCCGCCTAACGCCCTGATCGCGCAATGGGCCCTTGAAACAGGGTGGGGGCGTAGCGTCATCCCTGGAACCAACAACTACGGGAACATCAAGGACTTCAGCGGATCCGGGGTGTCCGCCAAGGACAACGCCCTTGGAACCGTAAGCAAGTATCGTCAGTTTGCGGACTTGGACGCATTCGGCGACGGGTACGAAAGGCTTCTGCAGAGCCGGTACCGGGCTGCATTGAACACCGGGGGTGATGCCGCACTTTTTGCCCAAGGAATGGCGCGTGGCGGGTACGCAGAAGACAAAAATTACCAGAGCAAGATTCAGTCTATTGCCGGCCAGGTGCAGGCCATTCGGGGCAATCAGCCTTCTTCAATCTACCCCCCCAGAAGCGCCTATGTCGGCAACTCCGACAAGGTTTTGAGCGACGCTCGCCGGCAAGAGAAGATCAGCCAGGAAGGGCTTGGGGATGCGTTCGCCCGTGGCTTTGGTGAGGCTACGGATCAAATCCCGGAGCTTGCCGCAGGGTCGGCGGCCTTTCTTGGTGATGTGCTTGGCGTCGATACGCTGCGCGAAGCAGGTCTTGCGTACGTCACCAAACACCGAGCCGAAAGCGCAGAAGAGAACGAGGGGCGCGCCTACCCCAGCTTTTCTGACTCGGTTGCGAATGGTGACCTTGGCCGGTGGGCAGCCTATGCGCTTGGCTACGGCGTAAATCAGATCGGGCAGGCTGTGGCCACTGGTGGATTGGGTGCAGCCGTTGCCAAGGCTGGCCTCTCTGGACTCCTGAAGGGAACCGCACAGCGCGCCATGTCTGAAGCGCTGGCTCGGGGTGTAACCCAGGAGGTGGCCGCCAAAGCTGCAACCGAGGCCGCCGAACTGGCAGCCAAGAAGTATGGCGCAGCCTTGGCCATGTCGGGCTACACCTACGGCCAGGAAGTGGGCAGTATCTACCCTGATGCCATCGAACAATCCAAGAAAACCGGCGTCCCCGCAGACCTTGCGAAGGTAGCCGCAGCTGCAGGCATCGCGGCGGCCCTGGAGGTAGCGCCAGAGATTGGCATCGCCGGCAAGCTGATTGACGGGGCCGGCAAGGGCAGCCGTAGCATGCTGGGCCGGGCCGCAGTCACGATCCCCAAGCAAATGGGGCTGGAAGGCGGTACGGAGTATGCGCAAACCGGCGTTGAGCAGTGGGGCGCCAACAAGCCCCTGGATACACCCGAGGCCCAGCGAGAGCGGATCGACTCTGCCGCCATGGGTGCCATCATGGGCGGCCCGGCTGGCGCCATCGAGGCCGCTCCAGCGCCCCGCCCCGTGGCGTCTATGGCCGACCAGGCAGGGGCTGGCGCAGCCGGGGGGGCGGCGCAGGGCGCCCAGGTGCCGCCCGGGCCCAGCCCGCAGCCCATCCTGCAGCCGCATTCTCCACTGAGCAACGCGGCAAGCATCGGTCAGGCTGCGATGGGTGGGCAGGGCGCCCAGCCCGCCGCCCAAGGCGCTCCGCAAGACCCCTTTGCGGATCGAGTGGCTGCCATGGGGTCGTTTGTCGAGGATCGGTCGTTCATCCAGGCACTTCGTGGCGCCCAAGGCTACGGCCCGGAGTCTGTGGCTGAAGCACTGTCAGCCTACGCCAAGGCAAAGAATCCAAACCTTAACCCCCTGATCCGCGAACGGGCGCTGGTTGATCTTGAGCAGTTCGTCCAGGGTTTCAGTAGCAGGCCGAATTTCACTTTTGGCTCCAGCCAAAGCCACCAGCCTGGAACACAGGTTTCGTCCGTCCATGAAACCCCGGTCGGTCGCCCAATCCCCCGGGCGGCCCCCGATGATGGAATGACCCTGGATGGCGAGGTCGTCAACCGCCCCCGGCCCGCCGGCCAACTTCCGGGGGCGCCCATTCATGGCCTCCCGTCTGAGCAAGACATTGCGGCCCGGCGCCAGGCCGAAGCCGACTACGATCAGGGCTTCCAGGATCTGGTCAAAGCTGACCACCTCGGTGCCGCCGACCGGGATCTGATGGAAGCCCAGCAGGCGCAGCGCGAAGCGACGGCCCAAAACGAGGCCGCCGAGGCGCGCCTTGCCGAGATCCAGCAAGCCATTGAAGGCCGGCGCCAAGAAGAGGCCGCCCAGCGTCGCCGGGCAGTGCTCGACGAGGTGCTGGCCGACCACAACACCCAGAACCCTGCGGCCCGGTTTGCGGCAGAGCTGAAGCGGCAAGGCTTCCGGGATAGCCAGGTGAGCGCCGACGAACTCGCCCGCATTCAGCGGTTTGAGGACATCAAGGCCGCCCAGGTGGAGCAGCCTGGCCACATCCATTCGTCTCCGAACGAGATGGATGTTTATGAGCCGCCCAGAGCCCTGCGCCAGCCTTCTCAGGCACGCCCGGTGCCCGCCAGCCCGCAAGAGGGTGGGCCCGCAAAAAAGGCCCCAGCCCGCGCACTGGCGCCCAAGGAGATCCGCGATTACATCGTGGCCGGCGCAACCCTGAGCGGCAACCTGTTGACTCTGCCTGACGGTACCGTCATCACCCTGCGAGGGCCGCAACTGGCGGCGGCGCGGGAGGCTGTCCGCGCCATCCAGGTGCAGGCGGGGCCTGAAGATGCAACTGGCGCCGATTCGGGCGCCCGGAATGAAGCGCCGCCAACCGGTGCAGGTTCGAACGGCGCTGAAGGCCTGGCTGGTGTGGCCCAGGATGGATCTGACGAAGCCGGTGGTGCCCGCACCCCCCAGGGCAGCGATGCGCCCTTTGCTGGGACGGGCGTAGATCCCGCCCAGACCCAGGAGGCCCCCCCCGCCCAGCCCACCAAGCCGCAAAGCATTCGGGCCGTACTGCTCAAGCAGATCCCGAGCATGACCGACGAAGAAATTCAGCGGGCCATCGAACACTACGGGCCCGACCACAAGCGCACGGCTAAGCTGAAGAAGGAGGCGGCCCGACGGCTCGATCCGAAAGAAAACAACCAAGCCTTTCGGGATTTTTTGTTGCATCCCGAAGCGATTCTGTCTGAAATCAGCAGTCGCGGCGCTCTGGCCTCGCTGGTTAAAGAGGCTGGGCTCAAAAAGCGCGATGCTTTTGACAGGCTTCCATTGAAAGATCAGGCCAAGGCCTATGCAAAGTTTGTAGAGTCTGGAGCAGATCCGGTCAAAGTCCCGGGCGACTACAATGCTCATGTTTCCGAACGAGAGCTCGCTGCAGACCGGCGGCGCACAATGTCAGAATCCGAAAGGATTGAAGAGATCAGAGGGGTCGCAGGTCTTCCGAGTTATACGCAGGCGCTTGAAAGGGCTTTGGCGACCCTTGGCGTTCATGTCTCCGCAGAAGGTGATGCCACTGCAACCGAAGATCAGTGGGGTGAAATCCACAGGCTCGCTATCTCACTGATGGATACCCCTATTTCAGAGCTGGACAAAGCCGCCCATGAGGCCGCCACTTCCCCGCTGAACGACACCCCAAAGCCTACCGACGCCCAGAAGGCTGCCGGCAACTACAAGGTGGGCCACGTCCGCGTGCAAGGGATGGACATCTCCATCGAAAACCCGAAGGGGTCTGTGCGTTCTGGGACATCCCCGGATGGGGCGCAGTGGTCAAACCCCATGCACGCCCATTACGGGTACTTCACGGGCACCAAGGCTGCCGATGGCGAGCACTTGGACGTGTTTCTTGCCGATGGCGCAGAAGATGCGCCCATGGTCTGGGTGATTGACCAGAAGAACCCGGACGGCAGCTTTGACGAGCACAAGGTTGTGATGGGCCCGCGCACGGAAGAGGCCGCCCGGGATGCCTACCTTGCAAACTACGACCCAGGCTGGAATGGGATTGGTGCGATCACCTCCATGCCGGTGGATGCCTTTAAGGCCTGGGCGTTCGATGGGAAGAAGAAGCGCAAGCCGCTGGCGTACGTTGAAAGCACGGCTGAAAGCCGGTTCGCCGACCGCATTGCGCGCTATGGGGATACCCTGATCCACATGGCAATCGATGCAGGATGGGAAGAACGGGGCGGCACTCTTTTGCGGGACACGCAAGGGAACCCTGTCGGAAGGACTAAGTGGATTCCTCGGGCAGAATGGTTCCTGGCCGGCATGGAGGCAGACCCGGCTACGCTGGAGCGGAGTATCAAAAAGGCCCTGCAGGGAGAGTTTGTGCGCGCAAAG